TATATTTATAATATATTAACATGTATTTTTTTCTATTGTAATTACAATATTGTATATTTGCATTGTCAATAATAGGAGGATATTATGTCTAACATATTATAATTCCTTTTACTGGCAAAACATAATACTGGTAAATATACATAATTGCCCTAACTTCATGAAACTAGTAGAACGTCACATAATCCACAAATCCGATAAGCGTTATGCAGAATTGGATGATATATTATATAAGTGTAAGAACTTGTATAATACTGGATTATATCACGTTAGACAGCACTTCTTCATGGAGAAAGAAGAACATAAGTACCTTAATTACTATGAACTGGATAAGAAGCTAAGAAGTGAAAACAATTGTGATTATCGCGCACTACCTACATCCGTATCACAACAGGTACTAATGTTGGTTGACCATAACTTTAAATCATTTTTTAAGCTACTAAGGAAAAAGAAGGAGGGAAAATACACAGAAAAAATACATATTCCTAAATATTTAGATAAACAGGGTAGGTTTATAGCCATATTTACCACAACATCCTTATCAACAAAGAGAGAAAAAGGCATTATAAAACTACCAAAACAATACACCTTTACTGCTACAACCAAACAAAATAATATACAGCAGGTACGGTTTGTTCCAAAGGCTAACCATATAGTAATGGAAGTGGTATATAACAGACAAGAAAAGGAAATGATGCCAGACAACGGACGGTACATGGGAATTGATTTGGGAATAAACAACCTGTCCACATGTGCTACAAACACAGGAATTGCATTTATTATTAATGGTAAACCAGTAAAGGCAATAAACCAGTATTACAATAAGAGAATAGCATATCTACGTAGCAGGATTAAGACAGGTTTATCAAAACGAATTAAGCGAACTACAGAAAAACGAAACAGACGAATTTCTGACTATATACACAAAGCATCTAGGATAATAATCAATCATGCAGTTTCCAACAACATCAATACTATTGTCATTGGTTACAATAAAGGATGGAAACAAGAGGTTAATATCGGGAAGGTAAATAATCAGAAATTTGTCGCAATACCTTTCAAACAACTTATAGAAATGATTAGATACAAAGCACAATTGAAAGGAATAAACGTCATAATAACGGAAGAAAGTTATACTAGCAAATGTAGCTTTATTGATAAGGAAAAAATATGCAAGCATAGAGAATACATAGGTGAACGCACTAAGAGAGGAATGTTTGTTTCTCCCCAATGGGAAATAAATGCTGATGTAAATGCTGCACTTAATATCATAAGGAAAAAAGTATCCGACGAGGCGGTTTATACGCTAATCGGTAGAGGGAAATGGCAATTCCCAACGCGAATTAACTGCGCGTAAAGTTTACGATTAATTTTAGTAGAACATTGCTTTAGTATTTTTTAACATATTAAAAATAGTAAATAAAGCTAATCATACTATCTTTGCATTGACTAATTTTTATAACTATGGCTATAGAAGAAAACAAAGTAACACTCGTTGGCGTAAATTCAGCCAGCGTAACATTCAGCAATGAAGCTAATGTGGAAAAACAATACAAGGTGAATGCGAATGTAAACGTATCAAACGGAAAAAACATTGATTCATTTGATGGCGGAGAGGTGAAGTCATTGGAATCAGAGAACCAACTCGCCACATTCTATTTCAATCAAAACGGTGGTATCGCAATCAACTACAACGATCATCCCGATTTGGAAGCACAAATTGCTATCATTACCATCATCAACTCTTTCGTAACCGATGTGAAAAAATACATTAACACGAAAGGCATCTCATCAGTTTCAATCTAAAAAAGGCAAGAAAAATGACGAACCAAGAAATGTTTTTAAAGAGATTAACTCTCTTGAATATCCCCTTATCACTAGAAGGGAAGGAACTTCCATCAGAACTGAAAGCAAAAATCATGCTTATGCGTGTCGCTTACGACAAAGCTGCAAAAGCATTTGATGATGATATGCAACAGGTTCTTAAAGAGATAAAGAAGGAAGGGTATGACGAGCGCGCACAGAAAATCAATCACATGAAAGAGATTGACGGAAAGGAAGATGCGACAAAAGAGGAAAAGAAAGAAGCGGATGAAATCAGAAAGACAGAAGAAGATTTCAACAAGGAAACAGAAGAACTGAACAAGGCATATTCCGAAGCATATCAAGAGAAAATGAAAGAGGAATGTGATATGAAGCCTAGAAAATTCGCTTTTGAAGGATTCGCTAAAATCATTGAACTTATTGGTACTGACGGTGCAATTAAAGTGAAATGGAACTCTCCCGAAGCATTGGAAATACCGAAGGAGGAATTTATCTCGCTTATCGCAACAAACTTGGTAGATAACCTCGAATAATATATAAGATATTAAAGTTTACTGTATATTTTATATATGCTTCATTTGGAGTCAGGTTATTAGCCTAAGCACTTTGAGTGCTACGTTGGATGAGAATGATATATAGTTACCTACGGATGTTTACCCAAGTCTGTAGCTCTAAGTTAAGTGGTTAAAAGGAGTAGCGTATTCGGTGAAACGGTGCTGCTTATGAAAACCTCATCCAACATTGGCGATGGGTATTTAACGGGAGTAATCCCGACTTATGTTGAATAAACATTAATTTAAAAGACAATGGAAGCAACAAGAAAGATGTTTCTTATAAGAAATTGAAATATATTTCATATGGGTTGATTGATGTGACGAATAAATGAATTTCAGATTTATAATATGATTTAATGTTTTTAACAATAAAACGCACATGAATAAGCCGTTTTCTATATTGCTATTTTTTTTGTTACTGTCGTGTTCTTGTTCACGCAAGCTACTTCCATCTTCGACAAATACAACCATAGTAGACCACAACACGACAGTAACGGAAAGAGTAGTATGGCAATCAAAAATAATAACTCTTCCAACAGAACACATACAACATACAACATTTGAAGATAGTTCACACTTGGAAACATCATTAGCCATATCAGACGCTAAAATAATGTCGGATGGCAGGCTTTTTCATAGTTTGAAAAACAAGAAAGACTTTCTACAAGACAGTATTCCATCTTTGGAAAAAGAAACGGTAGTGACGAAAGATTCGATAATAACCGTGGAGAAAATTGTAGAAGTAAAGGTAGAAAAGGAATTGTCTAAATGGCAAAAAATACTAATCAATCTTGGATACATAGGTATCGGTTTCATATTGTTTTCAGGTTACAAAATAGCCCGAAAGTTCGTGTAACTTTCGGGCTTATTTTATTTATCTGTGTCAATTTGTCCCTTAATGCTTTTTTTTAAATATTTCGTAACGCTATCCATTACGCATTCAACACACCAACCTATAAAGTATGCAAAGTGCTCATCCTGCCCATTTTTATACCCCATTGCTATATCACAATAATCAAATACATTACAAACATAATGAGCAGATTCATGAGCAACAGTGCTTACCCCTATACCATCATTGGATAACCAAATAAGTACACCTAAATGGTTTGTACTTTTTTCCCTTACAAAAATAGTCATGCCTTTACAGCCCTTAATTTCATCTTTGGATGTATCTATCGGATCATGATTAAGTTTGGTGAATTTTCTATATATTTCCCCCCATTGATCATCCCCCACTGCAACATACAGTTTAAGGGGATATATTTTAGGATCGTATTTTGTTATCATCGCAAAACATCTTTTAGTAATATATCGGGATGCTCTTCTTTAGGTTTAGATTCTTTGAATCTATATATAAAGCCACTTGCATCCTTATTGGCTTCCTCATATAAATCTTCTGTAAGAGAAGCCTTATACAACTTAACTTTCTCTTCAAAATGATAATCAAGTTTAGGCTGGTCCATTATTACTGCCTGTATATAACTCCATGAATACTTCCATAGCAAAGCCCAGTCCTTGATTATCATCAATCCTCCGAATAGCCTTAAATCTCCTCTGAATTGGGGGAAATCTTTTTGGATAGATCCTCGTGAGCCGATTTTGCATCGAGAGATAATTTCATGGCATCCTTCTTGCTTAGTGTCGCTGTCGTATCTATCAAGAACGCTAAACGGATTGTATTTGTAAAAAAATCACTTACATTAGCCCCCTCCACGATGGCTTCTATCAACGGAGTTAGTTCCTTATGGTCATAGTGCCTGCTTAACCACCAAGCGTATATACGTCTTGCAAAAGGAATTATCTCAAAAAACCAATAGTTGTTCAACACTCCTGCCGCTGCAACTTTGTACGGAATAGACGCATCATTTTTCATAATTGCAATCATTTCCTTTTTCGCTGTATCGGGGTTGATAATGTCACGTATCAACAGCTTGTCTACAATATAATCGTATGCGCCTAGTCTAAGACCACGCACCTTGAATTTCTTATTGCCAACCATAACCTCTTTGTATTTATGAGTGGCAAACTTCTGCATCTTTATCTGATCACCTAAGTCAGGTTGTTTCCAATTGAATATTCCCATTTTTTTAAACTAACTTGAACGGTTTAATCATTAATTTTCCTTTCACATCTACCTTTGATATGTTCTTTGGAGTATTTGTATGTACGAACACCTTGGTATATTTAGACGATACAATATCAAGTTTGGCATCGTCAATCAAAGAAACGTGTACTATGCTGTTATCAAGCGCAACAAGGCTTACATGGCTGTTATCCTTGACATACATCTCTCCTATACCGAAATCGTTGAATGTGACAACACAATCACACGAACCGTTAAAAATAGACCATTTAGGATTGCTTATGAAAAGGTTGGTATCATCAACGAAGATATTAAACTTCTCCCTAACTCCTGCAAACTCCTTCTTGATTATTTCATTTGACGGGTATCTGTTAAGCAGGCAGAAATCAATGCCTCTGATATATTTCTCGCATAATTCATATTTATCCGGGTTTCCCCATTCATTTGTCCATTCATTACACAGCCCAAGACTTATAGCCTTTTGCTTTAATTTATCAGACAATTCCTTATCATTCATTATGTTTCTTTTTATGGCAAAAATACAATAAAAGTTAATACCAATAAAAAAGTAACAGTTAAAAAACAATAAAAGCCGGACAGAAATGCCCGGCTAATTTATAACTCATCTGTATCAACCAATAGAACTTGAATTGTCAAGTTCGAGAACCATCATGGTTTTCAGATACTGAGTATTAACTTCCAATGCTGTTACAGTAACGGAGAAACCAAGGTATCCTGCGTTACTTGGAGCACCTGTGAAGCTGACAGCCCATGATGCCTTCGGGAAGAAGATCATACGGTCACCAGTACCGTTGATAATACCGATAGGACGTACAAACTGCTTGAATGAGCTTGCACCAAACGCTTTCAGTTTCTGAGAAGCTCCCTTGCCGAAAACATCCGCAGTGTCAGTCAAACTATCCAATTCCAACTCAGCCTTTGCTTCATTTCCTTGCGTAAAGAAAGCGAAAGCAGCTTTTGATGTAGACATACCTGTAAAGGTAAATGCCATAGTACCCGGTGTGATATTTTGGAATACGGTAGCACCCTGTTCGTTCTTTGTTTCAGAAGTGTCAGCATCAGTACCAGCAGATTCCGTAGTACCAGACTCAATATTTGGAAGAATCTTCGGATTCCTAAAACTTGAATATTGAGTACTATCGGTGATTTCAATCGCATCAAATGTCAAAGCAGCCGACTGCCCGTTCAAGTAAGCAGGGCTAGTGTCTAAATTTACTCGTGCCATTCTATTTTCTGTATTTAAAAAATTATTACTAATTGATGAAAACGTATCTGCCGATGCGCCTCCACTGTTTTTTCTCACGTTTTTCATGCGGCTAATCCTTTGAAATATCAACATTCAACAGGACGGACATATAATAGAACCCAACCCCGTCAAACATCGGTGGTAAAACATTAAATATCTCGAAATGAAGCTGCACAGTCTTTTGCGGGAACAGTTCTACCATTTTCTCACTCAACGCATCCATGACAGACGGATATACGTTCCCGGGCAATGCCCTTACAAACAGAGTAACCGTAGCCATTGTTTCGCCTTTCCCGAAGTGACCGTAAGGGCCGCTCTCGGTATTGCTGACAATTCTTGTATTGTTGTTTACGACAATAAAACTAGTTACCTTATCATCAACACTTGCAGGACGCTGCACCTTATATACATCGTCAGCAATCTTCTTGTCCAATACAATATTGTACAAGGTGGTATTTATTGTTGAAGGATTAAAGTAGCCCATAACTTCACTTAAAATATTTGTTTAACATATTAGCTGCAATTTTCTTAAAAACCACAGTATATTTCCCTCCTTTTAAATCTGTCTTTGTTTTAAGCCAAGAATCCGTAAGGACATTTAGTAAATGGTAATTCTCTACATACTTTGCATAAAACATGACAGCAGCAACAACTAGTTCATATTTATCTGAGCCATCGGATTTGTAACTGTTGAAGAAATCTTCGGCAAGTTCACGCCCCCAATACTCTACATTGTTACGTTTCCTTGGAACGTCAGCAACTTTCACCTCATTTGCCCACACAATCTTCTTTAGGACTCCATCTTTATAAATGCCGCAACCATAACTATCTTCAAGATTGAAAGTTTGATTGGTAAAGCCTTCCATGTCTTTTATATCATCCATAACATTTGTCGCGATATCTTCCATGAACTGCATGATAGAAGCATCCAAAGCAAGCTGGACATTACTACCAAACTCTTTCAATACTTTATTGTTGTTATTTGCCTGCATTTTTTGTACTTGTCTTTCTTGTTACTGGTTTACTCAGTTTATCAATCTGCTTTTTTAATGAATCTCGATCATCTTTTGCGCATTTCAACTCGTTTTTGATTTTGTTCATCTCATTATAAAGCTCCTGTATCTTCTGATAAGCATCATGAAGAGATTGCTGATAACTCAATATTTCTTCCTGTGCCTTTTTCAACTGAGCACCCTGAATAGCAAACCCTTTTTCAAGATTGTCCAAGGTAGAAGAATCAATTTCAGTTTCCATTTTTTCCTTCTTCTGCTTAAACAGTAATATTGAAGTTAGAAGGGTTATACCATTAGTACCCAACAAAGCAAGTATTATTTCCGTCCAATTGATTGTCATAGTATTCTAGTTTTCTATTTGGTTAAAGTATATTACCGTACCAAATTCCATATTGTTAAATGGAGGTTTCTTTATCTCACGCCAGCTATTGCTGTTGTCCGAAAACGGATGGTTGAAATTATGCCAATCCAACAGACACCCGGAAGGTATGGTTACATCGTTATCTTCTAGGTAGGCAGCATATTCGGACTTGTCAACATCATTCGTTTCCGAACCAGTATCCTTTTCCTGTATGTTTGCCCTTCCTTCGTATATCATCTCCCAATACGGGGTGGTCTGATATTTATCCGAACTGTTCTTGTTCTGATAAATTCTCACCATATCAGGAAACATATCCTCACCTAAAATACTCTTTCCCATACTACCATCTTAATCTAGTTATTTCAACATCAGTTCCAACATCCAAATTCAAACCCCATTTGGCGTATAAATCCTTTGCGCGTTGCTCCAATCTTTTCTTGTCATTGATAGAAATAGTCTTGCTTGTGTCGGTAATTGACCAGTTCCCGGCTTTCTTCGTCTTTCCCTGTATCGTTGAAGGGGCAGTGCAAACAATGAGCAACAAGTCAGCATAAGCCAAATCCTTCTTCATCTCAGACGTTTCACGGCTGTCATCAGACAAACGAAATCCCCATTTCTGGGCAACACTGATATATGATGTGTTTTTCAACTCATAGTCAATCTGTGCTTTCAGATATTCACGCATAGACATATAGAAATATGCTTCCACCTTCATGTTACCCTTTGCTGTTATCTGAGGGGTAACTTGAATAGTGAACGGATTATCCGAAACTTTCAGTCTATCTTCCGGCTTCAATGTTTCATTGTCGGCAATAAGCCAGCATCCGAACTCTACACTTTCTTCGGGAATAGCTTGGAGCGTGAGAGTATCTCCAATGAAATACTCCCCTGCGCCCTTTGCTGTGCCTTCGCCATTTATATCAATAATGACCTTCATGGTTCAACCTTTTACAATCCCGTATTTGACTGTTCGTCAACCTTCATAATGATAAGGTTGTTAGGATTCTTCATCACAGGACACGCCCACAATTCACCTGAACTCTTTTCTGCATACGGTTCAGAAGAATACTGATGCAAGAATGCGATACGTCCGCCTTCCAAAGAGGAAATACGTACAGCCGGGTTGGTATCCTGCAAATACATTGACGGTGAGTTCTTGATACGGAAGAACTGACCGCTCTGAACAAGAACAACGGTGTTCTTTTCAAAAGACGGTTTGGCTTCCTCAATCACGCCAAGTTTGTTCCATTTTGATTTTTCCTCAATAGGGATAATCACAGGAATAGAGAACACCTTCATCAGCACATCAACAATTTCCTGATTGTTCATAGGATAGATTGTAGTAGATGCTGCGGCAGGAACAAGACGTGCCTGTACTGCTGCTGTCACTTTCGGGTGCATCAAGAAATTATCATACAAATCCTTTGACATTTCAAAATGATCGTATGGTACACCGTCATTATCGGCAATCTTGCACATTCTTTGAAGGTCTTTAATAGGATCTGCATTTTCGTTCGGTGTCCAGTCTGTATCGCTAAACCATTTCTGTTTTAACGCTTTCAACTTATGTTTTGCAGGAACACGATAGTCGATCTGAACAGGAATTGAGTTAGTGCCACTGGCTGTATAGTTAAGCATACCTGTAGAAAGAGCCTGATAAGTCATACAGTTCAACTCGGTATGGAAGCCTTGGATACACGCTTCCATCTTTGTGAACCACTTCTCACGGATCTTGTCAAGCAATGCACCTTGCGGAATGTCAAGTTCATAGAACTCCTGAATATCGGTTTCCATAAACTGAATGGCGTGACCCATCTTCGGAATACGGCCCGAATACCATTCAAATCCCGTAGTGTCCATAATAGGCTTTTCAGCCAAAGGAGCCAGCATTACAGGACGGGTAGCCTGTGTGTATTCGTCAACCATGACATTCCATGATTTACTCATCTGAGGAACATCCCAATCTCCGTAGCTTCTCCAGTTTTCGTTATCAAATTTCTGATTGGCATAATCCATAAGTTCCTGCATCTCCCCAGAGAAATGCCAATCATAGAAACTAAATGTCGATCTTTGCATAAAACGAAAAAATTTAATTAGTTATACAATGTGTAACGGAAAACGCAAGGATATGATTCATCATCCTTCATCGCCTTTTTGATTGCCGAAGCTACGGGCGGAATGCGTTTTTCCAAAATCTCACTTGTCACCATCCATGCACCGTTGAAAGGATAGAGAGTGACACCGGGAATGGTGTCAACATCATAAGGCAGGATAGCATTGGGAATAACCTTGATTTTTGCGCTAGCACCAGCTTGTGTAACTTCAACCAAAATATCGGTCAATTCCAATTTACCTGCATCCGCGGACAATGTAAGGATATCATATTCGTCATTTGACGAATCAATAGCATTAATGGTAAGACCAGTTGTAGTACCTGCGGCAGTAGTAGGTGCTTTACCTACAATCATACCAACCTTGGCAACTGTATTACCCATGATTTTTTCAACTTTTACCGTAGCACCAGAATCCGATTTCTCGTACATTCTGAATGAATAGTGAATGTCACCGCCATTCTGCTTTGAGGAATCACATTTAATCATGGTACCAGCCGGAAGTTTGTTCCCAACTGTAGGCATACGTTCTACTGAAACGTTACATCCTACCAACAGTACGTGCAAAGACGTATCATTAGAAAAGATATGTCTTGCGCCACCAATCTTACTATAACTTGTTGCAAGAACTCCTGCTTTCATAATTAAAAAAACTATTTGTTAATTTTACTGTAATATCGGCTGACAATGTTGTTTTCCTTGTTAGCCTTATCTTCTTCTCTCTTTCTATCTATGAATGACTTTACATCGCTAGAACCACCCTTGTCAGAGATGAAAGGATTAATGCCATCCTTTGTGTATTTAGTACACGTTTCATTGTACTTTCCCTGTATTTTCAGAAGAATGCTTGTATCTTCCTCTTCGGGCAAAATCTGAATGTTCTCAAAAATGATGTTGCGCAACAACTCATTAGGCATACCTGCTTCCGGGCGTTTAATCAAATCAGACAGCTTCTTGCGCTTTTCAGTTACAATCTGCTTCTGCTTTTCCTCCTGCTCTTTAGCTTCAAACTCTTTCTTGAACTTTTCAAACTCTTCAAGTTTAGCCTTGACATCATCGGGCAACTCAAACTGTTTCTGTTCGGATGATTGTTGTTGTTGTTGTTGTTGTGACGAATGTGATTTTTCCCATTCCTTTTTCAAGTTGGATATCTCCTGTTCCTTTATTGTATCCCACTCTTTGCGCTTATCAGACGCAAACGCTCTTACCTGACCTGCCACTGTGTTCTTTAAATGATTCACAACACTTTCATTCCAGAACTTTTCCGCATTTTCCTGCGGTGCGAACGCTGAGAACTCATTAATTGTCTGTTCGATTGTACGATCTGTAATAACGGAGCTACTTTCTCCCAACGCATTCTTGATACCTTCAAAAATGACTTTTACATTTTCATCCATATACTATTTATTTTTTTATGTGATTCATGCACAAGACCTTTGCGCACAGTAAGTACCTCTTACCGATGCAAATGTAGTTAAAAAATGTGTATAAGCAAAAAAATATTTAAAAAAATATTATATTTGCGGGATACATAGAAAACGATGGAAGAAATTGACTTAAAATACCGAGGATTAAAGACTAAGGATGTTGTCAAATCGCTGAAACGATATGGCAAAAGGGGAATCATACCATATAAAAGCCTTGATTTCGTCCAAAGATATATAGAGGACAGAAGAAGCAAGGGGTACAAGGTAAATATGCTTGCCCCACAGAAAGGTTCACAGGAGGCATTTCTAAGGAACAGGGCAGGGATAAAGATACTTCACGGGAATCGTGGGGGAGGAAAATCCGTATGCCTTGGAATTGATATACTAAGTTCATGCAACCATCCGTCATTTTCCGCACTTGTTTTCCGTAAGGACAAGACATCCGCAGAAAAAGCGGACGGTATTCTTAAAGTGGTTTCAAAGATGGTTGAACCTTATGGTGAGTATATTGATTCAAAACGCCTTTCAAGACTTGACGCAGGAGGTGAAATACGGTACGATTATTTCGGTGATGCCTGCCTGTCGGGAGAAAAAGGCGTAAGCGAATTTAAGGACAGACAACAGGGTGGTAACGTTGTCAAGGTGGCGATAGACGAGTGCTCACAGGCAACAGAACCTATCATAAACTACCTTCAAACGGTATTGCGTTCATCATCAGGACTAAGAACAAGTCTTATAGGCGCGTGCAACCCAAATCCGTACAGCGATTTCTGGAGAGCAATGGTATCATGGTGGGTAGACGATGATGGAATAGCAATTCCAGAAAGATCGGGGAAAGTAAGATATTTCTTTCAATATGGAGATACTATACATGAAACAGCATGGGGTGACAGCCCACAAGAAGTATTTGCTCAGGCAAAAGATTATATCATCGCAAGATTCGGTAAAAATACCAAAATTGACGAAACAAACTGTAAAAGATACATCAAGAGCATAACCTTTATAGCTTCCGGGCTGGAAGATAACAAGATACTTATGGCTTCCAATCCCGACTATCAGAAAAACCTTGGAGGAACAGCACAAGAAGTATCCATAAACGCATTAGGTTCATGGAAGCTGATAAAAGGGGGAAACGAGTGGATAACCCGTGACGAAATGGAGGAAATGTTCTCATCTCAGCCTGTGTTTGACGATTACTTTGAATGTGCTACACTGGATATAGCATACGGTCTTGGTGACGTTTGTGTAATGGGGCACTTCATAGGACATCACTTACAAGACCTAGAATGGTCAAACACATTAAAGCCTAGGGATTTGAACCGATGGGTAAGAAACAATCTACGGAAATGGGGAATTGGTGAAAACAGACTGGCATTTGACGGTCTTGGAGCACCTACATTCCGTGACGCATTTCCCGAAAGCCTGGCAATACTTAGAGGTGTTCCGAAAAGACTAGACAAAAGCAAGGATGATCAACCTGTAAGATTCTATTTCGATCTAAGGGCACAGCTTGCCGATGAGATGGTAACACGTATAAAAGGAACAAACCTAGGATATTGCGGATTCAGTATAAACCCGGAACTTCTTGACAAACCATATGTAAACAAAACAATACGGGAAGCACTGATGGACCAGAGAAGAGCAATAAGACGTGATGTGGAAAGGGAAAACGGGAAACTAAGGCTGTTGAAAAAACAGGAGGCAAAAAAGATTGTAGGATGCTCTCCTGACTTGATAGAAGGAACATTTTTATACAGGACATATTTTGATATATGCGATGTAATGATTGACATACCTAACGATATAATGGATGAATTAAAATATTTATAATTACCTATGGAAATTTTAAAATTAGACGTTTTATTACGAAAAGAACCGTTCAAAGTGGCACTTCCGTCAAGATGTGACGATGGGAGAGGTGGAGGAACAAAGAAAAAACCAAGACGCTCCACTTTGATATACAAATATATGTCACAAGATGATTTTCTAGCACAATGGGATACATCAGGACATTATATACACAACAGACCCGACTGGAAAGACAGTATCCCGTCAGACGAGGATGCCACATCATCGGATGATGAAAGCGCGAATGTAGGTGCTCAGAAAAGAAAAAAGAAATTGGCATCAACTCCCTATGTACTGCAAAGACGAGCATTTCCTCTTCAAAGGATGATACACAAGAAAAGGGTATCACACCTATGTACCAATCCTCTTAAATTCCAGATAAAGAAAAGCGCGTCAAACCAGCAGAACAGGGATAAGCTGACAACATACAAGGAATACTGGACTGATTCTCTCATGGAAACAGCCAAGTTTGAACTTATAAGCGAAGCCGGAAAGGTAGGAGATGCTGCCATATATATATATAAGGATAAGGACGAGATAAAATACAGGTCTTTCAGCTACTCAAAAGGAGATATACTATATGAGCATAAAAACAGAAGAGGCGAAAGAATAGCTTTCGCAAGAGAATATACAACCACATATATATCGGCTGATGGAGAAGAACATACAGACACACTTGTCGATGTATGGACTAAAGATGAGTTTTATACACTGGATTCCAACGGAGATATAGCAACGGATATTGACGAGAACGGGAATATCATACAACTGCATCAATTCCATAACCTGGGATTTATACCTGTAGTATATCTACGGCTTGAACTTCCATTTTGGGGGGCAGTACAGGACTTGATAGACGATTTCGAGTTCTTAATGTCCATGATAGGAGAATACAACACACGACAGGCATTCCAAATGCTACTTATCAAGACTAACGGAAGAATAAACATTCAAAGAAACGGACTAGGAGGAACTTCCATTTTACGTGTAGGAGCAGAAGATGATGCACAGTTCATGGGTAAAATGGATGCTTCAAACTCACTGTTCACCGAAATAGATAACATATACAACGGAATACTTGACGGAAGCGGTGTCGTTCCGCCAATGCAATCATCGTCAGGTGACAGACCTACTGGAACAACAGCAATGTATTATGAGCCGGAAATGGAATGGGCGAGAAGTGATGCACAAATGATGAACACAGCCATAAATGACATGGCCAATATATTCAAATACTATGTAGGAGTAATGGAAGGTGACGCAACAGGTTATAACGCTCTAAGAATAAACGCTACCATAGAACCATACTCATACATAGATTTCTCCGAATGGAACAATACACTCGTTCAGCTTGTGAACTCCCGAATAATATCATTACAGACAGCAAGAGAGGAAAGTGATTTCTCAGCAAATAACGAAGATGATAGAATGGACGAACAAGACAGAAGATTAAACGATATGGAAGCTAGAGTTATAGAAGAAAACAATGAAAACAATGAAAACAACGATAACAGCTAAACTATGGGAAAATTTATAAACTTACTAAGAAAAATAAGAAGGGCATTGGACTATATATGCCTTAACAATTTAAGAGTTGACGGAATGGAACACCTCATTGCAGGAATACTTTTAGTAAGCGTGGCGCAATGGTTTTTCTCCGTATGGACAGCAATAGCACTAACCTTATTCCTCCTTGTAGGGAAAGAAATCGTCTACGATAAGTGGCTTAGACAAGGAGTGCCCGAATGGAGAGATGTATTCTGGGGAGCAGTCGGTATGGTTCTTGGATTGATGTAGAAAAAAACACCACAAAGTTTTGATATATCACAAATTATGCTTTTCTTTGTGGTGAACGTCATAACATAATAATATTTGGCAAAATAAATCGAACAGATTTTGTACAAGATATTAAGAATCCCTCTAAGGTGGCAGAAAGGAAACAATCTGCGACTTCTATGCCCTGCGTATGTTGTGACGTTCACACCTACGGAGGGTTTCTTTTTATCACAATTCGTTAAAATATGAACGTCACAACGAATGAACTTATTCCTATTAGTGATAATAACGGTAAGAAAGCCGTTAATGCACGTGATTTGCATTCTTTTCTTGAAAGTAAAAGGGATTTTTCAACATGGATTAAAGATCGCATTAAATCTTATGATTTTATTGAAGGTGTTGATTTTCAATCATTTACCGAAATTGTGGAGCGAGAAATAGGAGCTACTAAACGAATCGAATATGCTCTGTCAATCAGTATGGCAAAAGAGCTATCTATGATTGAAAACAACGAACGGGGAAGGCAAGCTAGAAAATATTTTATCGCATGTGAGGAAAACAAACATGAACTTTCCCGGAAGGAGCTTGCACTAATGGTAATACAAGCCGAAGAGGAAAAAGAACGATTGGCTTTGGAGAATGAAAAGCAGCAGAAACAAATAGAAAAACTACAGCCGAAAGCAGACTTTGCAGACGCAGCTTTCAAAAAAATATTGTTTTCGTTTGGTAGTATGGAAAGTTTGCGTAACTTTGTACCGTTCACAGATGACGATTGCATTCGTTACGTTAAGCAAGCGGTTAAGTTGCCATATCATACATGTTTTTTTATGCCCTTATTGGATATTGGCGGTTGCCTTTACGTAAGATTATAGTATTTGCTCTCGTAGCGAATGCGCCATCTGTGAACAGCGTAAAGTGCAACCGCTTTCTTTTTGATAAAGTTGCCACATATAATTTCTTATAATCTTAAATGTTCACAGATTATGGCAGAATTAGTATTTCAAAACAGCAACGGCAACGATGTGACTACTTCGTTACTTGTTGCGGAAGTGTTCGGGAAAGAACATAGTAAAGTAGTCAGAGACATTGAAAGTCTTTCATGCTCAGCGAGTTTTAATGCCGCCAATTTTGGCGTTATTACCTACATCGATAGTAGAAATCGAGAACAGACCGCTTATGAAATGACAAAGGACGGTTTTAGTTTCCTTGTCATGGGCTACACTGGGGCAAAAGCCGGAGAGTTCAAGGAAAGATTCATCAATGAGTTCAACAGACGGGAAGCCCTACTAAAGGATGATGATTACATCTTGATGCGCTCCCAGCAGATTCTACAGAAACGTATAGAGATTGCGGAGGAAAAGATTAAGTATCTTGAACAGCAAAATTCCAAGCTCCAGCCGAAAGCCGACTTCGCCGACAAAGCCTTTGCAATGGAAGGCAAGTGCGATATAGGACAGGCGGCAAAGATACTTGGCTTGCCTTTTGGGAGAAACTCTTTGTTCAAAAAACTTCGTGAAGCAGGAGTATTCTTTGCTAACAGGAACGAACCAAAACAGAAGTATATTGATGCTGGGTATTTCGAGATGAAAGAAAAGCCTATTCCAAGAGAGAATCACCCAGGTTTTGTCGTGATGGTTGTTCTATGCACACAAAAAGGTCTTGCATACATCAATCACCTGTTTGGCGGAAAACCGTCCGATGGAAAATTGGCGAGAATAGTATAGCACTGTACATAATCTATTATTACTAAAAAAAACAAGGAGCGACAAAAATATCGCTCCTATATTTCCTTTAACGTATGATTAATCACTTTATCGTAACCCAAACCTGTTCGCCACGCTTTATCGCATCGTCAATCAATTTGTTCAACTTGTCAGAAGTATAGCGTGATTCAGTAAGCCTTCCTTTTGATGTATTGTTACCAACAAGGATACACCCGGCAGAATCCTTTGCTGTATTCCCAGCGTGAAAAAGAATACCCTCAAAATGAGGCACATTCAACAACCTTGGCATATTACGCCCGAATTTTGGGGACCAGTTGTATATAACCTGGTATCTACCGTAAGGAATAGCGGATTCAGCATAAACCTTCTTCTCGTTTCCATCAAACACTCCGTTCTTATTCACGTCAACGATCCGATCTTCAAGCGTATTACTGAAAAACTCACCATTAATATACAAACGCCCTATAGTATAATCAGGCTTACACCATTTTCTTTCTAATAATAGTTCCATGATATTTTATTTAGTTAGGCATTAATGTACATTTTCACACATACATTTTAGAACGTTAACCCGTTCGGGGCGATACCAACGCCCGATATCAGCTATCATAAAAGAATCACCGAATACTTTTCTTCCGATATTAAGCGCACCGTTCACATCGGCATTGATAACCTTTCCAACTGCCGACTTGAACAGCCCTCGCTTGACACGCTTGCCGAGATAACTATCATGCTTGCATATATCCTCCATAGACAGAGCATCACATTTGCTAGTGTAGCTTTCCTCATGTTCGATATAGTTGATGCCTGCAAGTCTACACTTGTATCTAAGGCAGCTTCTCAACCTCGCAAAAGGGATGAATGTAAACTTCTGATTGTTTACTCCGCCCATATTGACGGATTGCTTCCATCCTTTGTTGTAGCCTACAGCAAGAGTGCCTATATGGTGTGATACAAGATAATCAACGATACGCCTGCTTGTCTTGTGCATCGCGTCATTCATAAACCGTTCACGTTTCTCATACATCTTTCTCATTCTGTTTGTCAGTTTCTCTATACCCTGCCTGTCCTTTATGGATTGCAGCATGGATAATGTTTTGTTAAACCATCTGTTATATGACTTGACAACATTGCCAGAAAACAGCAGCGCATTGCATCCGCATACTAGCGTGGCAAGGTTGTTCACACCTAAGTCTATCGAAGCCATACCCGTACCGACATTATCCGAACAGACACAATCATATACAACCTCCACGGTCATGTATGTACGTTTTGGAATTATCCTAACCTGTTTGAACCGTTCGATTCTGTCCTTGTACTTTTCCCATTGAGGAACGGGTATTTTCAAGTCACGGTCAAGTATTATATACCCGTCATGTATCTTGCATGACTGGTTGGTATATATCGCATTGCTCATCCCTCCACGTTTGTGATAGCATGGCAGTTCGGGCTTACCGTTATACTTCCCCGGATTCTTCGCCCAATCCTTTACAGCCTTGACATATCCCTTCATTGCCTTATCAAGCACACGTAATGTCTGTTGGGCTACGTGTGATTTCACAAGTCTGTAATTAACCGTACCTTCAAGGTTGGTGACATTTTTCATTATCCTGTCCAAGTCGGGATAGAACAGCCACCTGTCGTTATCCTTCAACTCGTTACGGACAATATACAACGCCTGGTTGTACAGGTTGTTCGTAACACGGCAGATAGAGCAAAGCCTGTCGGAATGGTTGATGTCAAATTTATAAACTAATTGCATATTAATCAGTATTATGTTTCGCCAGTAAAAAGGAGAACAGGGAAGCCGTACTGACTTCAGCTTGTCGGAAGGTAGCTACTCCGTTCCTATCCCTGTATGAAGCAAATATACTACTATATAATGACATTGGGAAATATTATGTGTTAAATTTTTATAATGGTGTTCATTTGTTTATTAATGCCTAAAATATAATCTGATAAAATTATAGAATCTATAGTTTCCATACTTTTAGGCATTACAAAACAATTAACAATATTTATACATTTTATTATTGCAAAAATACCATATTTTTTGTTTCTTTGTATAACAATAAATGAACCATTACGATGTTTTTACTTTGGCAGCAGGCAGATGTGAATCTTTACTGTTGCCTTTTTTATTTAAAATACATACCTTTGCACTATGGACAACGAAAGAGAAATATTATCCAAACTTGACGCTATCATACAGAACCAAAAGGTTTTGTACGAGAATCAAATTGTAATCTTTCAAACTCTAGCATCAATTGGGCAAAAAGTTTACAGCCAAAGCGATTTCAAGAGTTTGATGATAAACATGGTAGCAAACGGAATAACAGAAAGAGTAGAAGCCAATGATCAACAAAGAAGAAATATCTAAGATTGCAGACTATTACTTCCAGGTAAAAAGACTTGCGAACGGTATCAAGTCGTCAACCAAAGAACGTGCGGAGAAGTTCTCTAAAGACCTTCTAGCCGTATTTCTTTTGGCAGGGGCTAAATCATTCAAGTCAATATCAAAACTCCCGGATAACCAAAAAGAAAAAGTGCTAGAACTGACCAAAAAGTTTCGTGAGGATATATATAACGACATTTACCAATATGTATTGGAAAGCAATAAACTGTCACTCGAACTAAACGATGATCTTGGATGGGAGTATATTTCAATGACGGACAACAGCATTAAGGAATACATGGAAAGGACATACGGTGGAGAAACGACAAAGCAGAGAATAAACACAAATACAAACAGATTCCGCGCTGTTGTTGAAGTATATCTTGCCAATACATTACTGTTAATAAAAACGAACAATATAGAAAAAATAACGGATGAGGTTCAAAAGAAGATATGGAACAACATATCATCACCATATAACGTATCATTTATTCCGCCAAGCAAACAGAAACACTACGGTAGAGGATATGCTACAAACGGTATAAGCCAGTTGTATGTTATAGAACAACAGATGATTCTAGGTATTTTCAATGAAGCAAATTACAACTCATGGAAAAACATTCCAAATTTCAAGGGATGGAGGACAGCAGTAACGTCTAAAAATCCATGCCAGTTCTGCATTGATGAGCAATACAGAATACACACAGACAGACCTAAGCTGCCGTTCCATGCCCATTGCTTGTGTATATTATATCCGGTGTTTAATACATAATAACTTGATAATCAACATACCATTGAGTAACATTACCATAAGATGGGGGATTACCAGCATCAACCACGTCATTACGGGTAAATGATTTAGGAATATTTGTGCACGAAGGCATCAATATATTACCTGACCATTGACCTGTATAAGATCCATCTTTCGCTCTCCATCTATATCTAGCGTATGGTCTGCCGGATGAAGCAACGTAATCACTAGAAGTGTTATTTGTAATGTTTAATCTGCATTTAGAAGAAGTAGACCCATTTGTCAACTGTCCGTAAACAGAGAATCCAGAAGCGTTGGCTGTTGTATCTCCAAGTGTAATAGAAAGACTTTGAGTAACCACTATCGGCTTACGAATAAATCCGTCAGATGTAGTAGGGATTAAGCATAATACATTTCCACTGTAATCACAAAAATAACCCTTAATATAAATATATGTATCCCCCATAGATATGAGATTATTGCGATTAAGGGTAATTGAAATTTTTCCTGTACTATCAATACTACTTACAACGAAAACTCCAGAATCCACCAACTTCTTTAATTGATTATATACTTCCACCTTTATCTTCATATTAGACCAAGTAAATCCCCCAAGTATTTTACCCCAATTATACCTAGAATCAGCCCAATATGGTGAAATTGTAAGTACAAACGTTGTCTTTGTAGCATCTACAGGATTAGTTAGGATATCTTTATCTATTGTAAGAGGTTTAGCCCCATGATCGTATCCATCAAAATCAGTAAGCCTATACCATGTTTTAGGTCTATCATATACTAATTTCTTATTTACAGAATCATAAATTATACCAGGTAAACTAGCGTTGTCAAATGAAGGGCTAGACGCTTCTTTGGGTTTTATATAACTCCACATATTAATTTTTTCGCTAAGACAAGCATACCCCAAATCATAACCATCACTAGTAGGACCGATGCCTAAGGTAGGATATACATCACTATCCAATCCGACAGGTGCGGTGATTTTACCGTTAGAGTGACCCATAATCACCCCCTTCCTCTATAACGGTATAAGAACCTTTACAAACAACAATGCCATTACAACTGATACTACGACAATGAATATCGCCATCAATTATAACAGCATCAGAAATGTCATAATCACTAGGAAGTTCCCCACCACATAGTGTTATAACTTCGACTGCCCCTGTGCAGCTAGACTGCCCCTGTGCAGCTAGACTGCCCCTGTGCTCCCTCGCTTCGCTTCGGTCGCACACCAAATTTCCGTTTACAAACAAATTAATCTTCATCTAACTCACGTATTAAATCATTAACATATTTTACACAGGAATCAAACTCGTCATATCCGTCCAAAATTATAGCACCAACAGTGATGTGAAGTTTGTCTATCACTTCTTTTTTGAGCAGCACAGCATTCGCCTTGCTTGTATCAGACTTTTCTATCACTGTTATTGCGGAATCAATCATCCTAGTTACTTCGGATGGTGACATCATAGGGATATCAGCACCTTTCCGCCAAGACTGATACTCTCTCAACTTTTTAAGAAGCTCTTTTTTTCTCATACGTTTAGTAAATAAGGGGTGGAATAGCATAAATGGAAAGGACTATACCACCCCTATCCCTTTTAAATTATGAAAAGAATTAAAATACAAACAACAGTCCATAAGACAAATGTTGTTTTAAGGATCTTCAACGGTGCCAAAATCACCACAAAGATAATTAATATTATGATTTAATTGTTTCCGAATTTCAAATAAAGTATTTCAAATACATCCCTTTCTATCTTTGTCACAACGCTCTCATCAAATTTATCCTCGTCAATGCTTTTTATGTAGTCAACCAAAGAATGAATCTTCCTGTTAACATGAATCATAGTAGAACGAACATCATCAATCATCACACTATTTGAAGCCTTATCCATCTCCTTGTCTGCAAAAGTTCTTTCATGTATAGTTCCATCTTCCTCAATTTTGTATGAAGGAATTTTGAAGAACTCACAGATATCAAAACTACTAAAAAGACTAACTGCACTCATCATGCTTGTAATATCATCATCAGAGCAATCCAATACGATATCCCTATAATCTTCACACACCAAACAACTTTTAAAAGAAAAATATGGGATATCATCTTCCGAATCAAAAGGCCATGTTTCTTTATACTCGTTTGTCTTTATTTCAACAAACCTAGAATGATCATAGCCAACAGACTTGTATTCATTGATAACATCAATCCATCCTGTAAGTTTAGACATTGTATCATTAATATATTTTCCATACAAAACAACATCATAATACAATGCAGGTAAAGCATTATCACGGGAAGAGAAAGTTACAGGCTTAGAAATAGATTCCAAAACGGATAACTTACCCAACACAAAATTAAATATATCAGCTAAAGGATATTCACTCTTTATTCGTTTCATTCTAAACTATAAATAAAATCGGATGGAGGAAAACCCGAAATATGGCAAAAAAGATAAACCTCCATCCGCAAACAAAAACAAGAATTTAATCAATACAGGCAAAAACCACACATTTCGGATAGCATTGCAATACTAAAAGGGCAAATCATCCCGTCTTTCAGGCTGAACAGGTGCAGGTGATGGTGCTTGTGCTGGTTGCGGCATATCTATCTTAAAGCACCCAACTTCATTGTAATATTTACCCTGGTATTCTCTTGCTCTGATTTCAAGATGGGCAGTAATAGTATCACCCTCTTTCAATTGAAGATCACACAGGGTGCCCATTACATAGAAATACACCTCTTTGGAATACATGGAACCAATTTCCTCAACGAGATAATTTCTCTTCTGCCAAGGATTACCTGCCTTACTTGTACCAGCCTGTAACTGACCTACTTTCTTTACTTTACAATTTAATACTAAATCCATTTTTTTATTTTTTATATTTCTCCTCTTTTATTTTGTCTAATTCTCTCATTGCAGACAGCCTTCTTTTGTGAGCGTCCACCCTTATCCAGAAAACCTTCCAGCTAACATCCTTACCGTTAGTGGTGTTCTCTTTAAGTATCTTGCCACATTTTAAAATTTCGTTGACAAGATAATCATACCGTTCTTTATCATAGCAATATCTCATGCGACAAAAGTAAAGCATTAATGTTAATTTTTACACACATTTTAAAACGTTAATCCGTTCGGGACGATACCAACGCCCACTATCAGTTATCATAAAAGAATCACCGAATACTTTTCTACCTATATTAAGCGCACCGTTGACATCGGCATTGATAACCTTTCCAACTGCCGACTTGAACAGTCCTCGCTTGACACGCTTACCGAGATAGATATCATGCTTGCATATATCCTCCATAGCTAGAGCGTCACATTTGCTAGTGTAACTTTCCTCATGTTCGATATAGCTGATACCTGCAAGCTCGCACTTGTATCTAAGGCAGCTTCTCAACCTCGCAAAAGGGATGAATGTAAACTTCTGATTGTTTACTCCGCCCATATTGACGGATTGCTTCCATCCTTTGTTGTAGCCTACAGCAAGAGTGCCTATATGGTGTGATACAAGATAATCAACGATACGCCTGCTTGTCTTGTGCATCGCGTCATTCATAAACCGTTCACGTTTCTCATACATCTTTCTCATTCTGTTTGTCAGTTTCTCTATACCCTGCCTGTCCTTTATGGATTGCAGCATGGATAATGTTTTGTTAAACCATCTGTTATATGACTTGACAACATTGCCAGAAAACAGCAGCGCATTGCATCCGCATACTAGCGTGGCAAGGTTGTTCACACCTAAGTCTATCGAAGCCATACCCGTACCGACATTATCCGAACAGACACAATCATATACAACCTCCACGGTCATGTATGTACGTTTTGGAATTATCCTAACCTGTTTGAACCGTTCGATTCTGTCCTTGTACTTTTCCCATTGAGGAACGGGTATTTTCAAGTCACGGTCAAGTATTATATACCCGTCATGTATCTTGCATGACTGGTTGGTATATATCGCATTGCTCATCCCTCCACGTTTGTGATAGCATGGCAGTTCGGGCTTACCGTTATACTTCCCCGGATTCTTCGCCCAATCCTTTACAGCCTTGACATATCCCTTCATTGCCTTATCAAGCACACGTAATGTCTGTTGGGCTACGTGTGATTTCACAAGTCTGTAATTAACCGTACCTTCAAGGTTGGTGACATTTTTCATTATCCTGTCCAAGTCGGGATAGAACAGCCACCTGTCGTTATCCTTCAACTCGTTACGGACAATATACAACGCCTGGTTGTACAGGTTGTTCGTAACACGGCAGATAGAGCAAAGCCTGTCGGAATGGTTGATGTCAAATTTATAAACTAATTGCATATTAATCAGTATTATGTTTCGCCAGTAAAAAGGAGAACAGGGAAGCCGTACTGACTTCAGCTTGTCGGAAGGTAGCTACTCCGTTCCTATCCCTGTATGAAGCAAATATACTACTATATAATGACATTGGGAAATATTATGTGTTAAATTTTTGTAATGGTGTTTATTTGTTTCTTAATGCCTTAAAAAATAAACTAATACAGAAAACAATACTAAAAATAGTTAATTACACAGTTAATTCTTCCTCTTCCTCTTTCGACAATGCTTCCACGTCACCATCCTCACCTTTAGGGAAATACAGTTCGTCAAGATAATTGCTTGCTTCACTCTTGTCAGTGAAACTCTTTACAACACTTCCCCGTTTGCTAACGACACGGTAACTAATATTATCCTCTGCTACAACTTTATAACAATTTAAATCATCCACATCTACGACATCGGGAGCATTATCATCAATACGCATCATGCTTAATATATGAGAATACTCGTTCACCTTCACCGTACAGGAAAAAACATTAGGAACTGGTTCTATTATCAATCCGGCATTTATCAATGAATCAAAAACAGAACGCCTGGGCTTATATTTCAGTTGCCTCCTTATAAACTTCAACGTTATCATATTATCTCCCCTCTGTGCGGATAATACGCACAAACGTAATACCCGTAACGCATCAATACTACATAGAGGTGAAAGGTACTTGTACAACTGGACAGGAGTAAATTTATGGTAATAATCAAATACTCCCTCTTCCTCTATTTCCCTTACACGCCTTTCCCTTTCCTTGTTCCTTACCGTCAAATTAGTGGTTTTCCTTACCGACATAGACTACCCTTTCCATGTATCGTTTTCCTTTATCCATTTACGTTCATCATCACTAAGATCACCTGTTGATTCACGATGATATACACACTTGTTGCATAACCCTGCCTTGGCACGTACACACTTGTCGCAATCGTATGGGAAAAACGCTATGGTGGTCTTGTCATAGAAATCCTCACTAGCATCATCGTCAGAAAGCCATCCTTTGAACTTTGCAAGCATATCAAGCGCACCTTTCACATCCTTAAAATCAGCAGTGTCTATATCAGAACGCTTTAGGAAACTTTCTATAAGGCTTATCGCATCTTCAAATTCAAGGTTATCCTTGTTTATCAAAGTCTTTGTCTTTTCCTTATTCTCACCTTCCAATACACGCCTCATGGATGGTGTCACATAATCGGAAGCAAGCATGGAAGATTTGGCATAATTGACAATCTGGGTTATTCTTGGAGAGTTCACCCATTGCTTGGCTTTCATAAGCAAAGAACGCTCTGACATACCCTCGTCAACAACGTGCGTAGCCTTGTAAAACAAGACAGGATTGGTATCTATGACATAAGCGGACGCAGCCCATAACTCCATCTCATTCGCATCATCAATATGCTTTGCTATATCAATCTTCTTCTGTTTTTCATCGTCAACAAGAAGATTGTTACTAAGGGGAAGTTTACCCCATCCTTTATTCAAACCCATTACCTTTCCTCCTTTATCTTAGATTTTATCTCCCTTACCCTCTCGTCAAGTTCAGAAGAATATTTAAAAAGATTGTATATGCTACTCCTGTCAATACATAGGAAATCAGAAATATCAGACATACTTAAACCCATGTCACGCATAACACAGCACACAAGCGCACGGTTCATAACAATATCATGCTTCCTACTTTTCCTGTTAATATCAGTATCGGAAAGACCGCTTGCCGCTAAAACTCTCCGATACATCAAAGCATTGTCAGCCTTTTTCCCCATTTCTCACATTTTCCTTATCTACAATTAATTGCATTATATCAGCGTAGCCAGCCAAGTCAACCATATTGTCACGCTTTTTATGGAATCCCTGTCTGCATAGTTTTACAGCTATCTGTACAGCAACACAGTCATAAGGAGATAATTCCTTTCCAGTAATCAAAGAAGCCATCTTGGAAATGTTTTCAAAATTGACTACTGCATCGCCATAGTCAGACTGTCTGCTATTGCTACGGATATCCTTTGCTTCATCAAGGATACTTCTCTCTTTGACATGATCAACATAAGCAATACAATCCGAGAAAAGAATATACTCTTTACCCTGGTCATCCGCACAAAGAAACTTTTCACCATTCTCAAAACAGTATTTAACAGTGACAAATTTGCCGAACACATTTGACTTGCTTACAGAATCTTCACCGTGAAGTGAAATGTATTTATCACGGTTTATAATTTTAACCTTGCTGTTCAACGTAACTCCGATCATAACAAATCACCAACTTTTATGTTATCCGCATCCTTCTTATCAGAAAAGAAAATACGATCATACTTCGTTTCACCAAACTCAACAAACATGGCTAAGATAAAATACTTGTTCAGCACACTATCATAGCCCTTGTCGTAAATCTTGTTTATCTTTTTTGTTTTCATCGTTTTTCGCATTTAATATCCATACTGTCACCTCCCATCATCATCTTCAACGTACATGTATTGGACATCAGTTCAACAACCTCGTATCTTACGTACTCATATCCATCAACATAACATGTAATGATTTTACCAGATATATCATAAGTACCGTAACCATTCCCAAAATACCCCCTTCCTACATAAGTACCATCCTGATTAAACTTAGCGTAAGTAGGTCTTATCATTGGATACCATCTACCATCCACTTTTACCTGAACAAGTTCCCATGTACCGATAATAGCATCCTTGTATTCATCATCCTTATCATCAGAACAGCTACACAACCCCAATAATACTATTGAAGAAATAGCTAAAAATAATAAAAATTTCTTTCTCATTTGCCTGAATTATTTGTGTGACCAAAACCTCCATCTCCCCTATCCGTTGAATCAAGGATTTCAACCTCAACAAATTCAACCTCAATATAATTACTGAAAAGAAGCTGAGCAATTCGCTCCTTTGCGGCAATATAGAAAGGCTCTTTCTCAAAACTCTTCACTATAACACCGATACAACCAGTATAATCACAATCAATAACACCATCCAACACATCTGCGTCATGATGCTTCCCGTCAACGCCAATAATACCTTTCAGAGAAAATCCACTTCTCGGCTTGATAATAGCCTTCATATATGAAGGCATCTGAATGGCTATACCAAGTTTAATCAGATTACGACCTTTTCTTATCAACGTGTTGTCAGGAACATACAAATCATACCCGGCAGCACCATCAGTTTTTTTTTCGGGAAGAACTGCATCCCGTCTTAATTTTAAAAATTTTACTTGATTCATTTTTTATTTATTTTTCTCTTTAAATCATACATAGCGCATTCCCTGCTTCGATAAATCTTGCTTGCAGGATAAATCACATCATTGACAATAACAAAGCCTACAACAGGATCGGTAATGGGAACAACTTCACCATCAACAATTGTGAAATGATTCTCGGACAAAAGCCTTCTCATGGCAGCAATCTGTTCGAGAGTAGCCTTTGATATATCATAGTTGTTAGAAAAGTTAAACTCTAAATTACATATAAGAACATTCTTGTCCTTATATAAGAAATTAGTTTTCAAACCACCAGTATTAATAAATACATAATCTATTAAATCTCCTGTTCTGCTTTTAGCAAACAGGAAATCTCCTTTCTTGAAATCGTCAATCTTTACCAACTCGTAAGTACAATCGTCAATCTTATTCAATCTATACCCATTAGGCAGTTTTATTACACTTGAATCCGTATTACCCATTGTGTTCCTCCGTATTTAATCTGAATGCAGCTTCCCTAGCCTCATCCTTAGTCCTATACAACTCTATTTTTTCAAACATACGACCATCATCACAGTCATACGTACACAAGGTGACAGCCCACATATTACCACGCGGAGAATAGAAATACTTACCGTAATCCTTTCCCATCACCTTACCGTCAATCCTTATATCTCCTTTAGGCATGCTTGTTCTTATAAATTTTTACCAATAATCATACAAACAGACGCTCCAAATGGAGGACATGACATATAAGCAAAAGTAATAAACACACCAAAATCACAGAATATTTTTCTATTACCCCTAGCACCAACACACTTATATATCCCTAAATCCTTCATTTTTTTTACTAAACATCTTTTTGCTGGAATCTCAAGACCTTTATTCTTATATAATTCATATATACGTTCAGCAAATTCGTTGGTATTTATAATGTTATTTAAACTTACGGAATATGTGCTATTGTCCAAAATAAAATCAACCAATTGAGATAAACAGTATAGACCGTCTTTCTTTTCGATAACAATATTATCAATATAAAAATCCCCATTAACATAATCAAGAAAAGGAGTTTTATCTAATAAAAAATACCTATCAGAAAAACGATCACCAGACATACCACAATTAGCTTTATTCAACATTACATACTTTTTAGACATAATGTCAAAATAATACTTTTCCCTTCTATTTAAATCGGACGGATTACATTCTTCCAATATGGAAAATTCAATATCATTAATATCATAGTCAGATATTTTATCCATATTTGGATGAGTTTTAGATTTAATCATCCTTTTATGACCATCAATTCTTTTAGAAATTCTAATAGATTGACCAACATAACAATAGTTTTTATACAAAAACATATAAATACCACAATCTTTCATTTTTATCAAATTTTAATTATGCAAATATAATAATAAAATTGATTAAAACAAAATTATCACGCCTTATTTCCTCACCCCAAACTTTTTCCTAAACTCATCAATAGAGCACGCTATTCGCTGACCAAGATGGTCTACATACAAAACAGCATCTTTAATCATTTTATCATTCTCACTAAGCATATGGATAACACTGTCAACGACACACTCTTTACCGCTACCTAATTCAACATACTTATTACCCATGACAATGCAGTCTTTTTCCTTTAAAGGAACAATACGTTCAATCTTGCTTTCACGATATTTTTTCAGTTTTTCAAAGAACTCACGGTGCATGACACGCTCATTCTCATCCATGATATAGTAAAATTCACAGCAAATATCATGAACATCCTTTACCGTATTAATCTCATCAAGGTTGTCAATCACATTCTGCAATGCGTCAAAGAAATTCACATCATGCTCATCCAACGCTTCTTCCATCATTCTGTCAATGGAAGCAATAACCGCGTTCTTGAAATCAATATCATCACAACTAAATCCCAAAGAGATATAATTACGCAATGAAAGAAGATTTTCCTTAAAATCAATTCCTACTTGAACATCCATTCTCTAAATTGTTTAATGTTAATACTCTTCAAATTATTAATAACAGCATCTCCGATATCATCGTTATGCTTCAATCCTAAAGACAGGCTAGGGAACTCCCACCATCTCGCCACACGTCCTTTGTCACCCCACAAAGATATAGCTTTATTATCAAAGTCGGGGAATAAAATAACATTTTTTGGCAATTTATTTCCAAGCTGGTTCATTCCGCCACAAGCTGTCCATATAAAACCGTTACCAAAAGCCATAGAAGCTATTATGGCAGTTTTCTCCGATTCAACCATACAAGTTATCGCATCGCTGCAATACTCCCCTAAAAACGGCTTAAAATAACCGCGATAGGTAAATCCTTCGCCCGTAGTAAACTTCCTGAAAGCATGGGTTTCCTTCTTCCTGTGACCGTTCACCCCATATCTTATCCTGTTGTCATGGCACACGTTACCATCCTTGTCGGAATACCAGAACACAGCGGATTCCTTTCCAAGACATCCTACCTTGTACCTTGAAAACACATCATTCACGGAATCAACACCGAAAACGCCTGAAAGGTACTCGTACAGGTTATTCCCCTTCCAATGCCCGGTATCACTAAGCCTGTCAACATACTTCATATCAACAAACCTTGATTCCTGTCTACCCGAATCATACTCCCTCTCGTAGAAATCCTTCAAACTCATCCTGCAACCTTCAGGGCTTGACAGAATCCTAAAAGCATCAGAAGCACTACTGCAACCGGGAAGATAAGACACGAGAAAGTCAAACAGGTTGACAGAATCACCTCCCTGCTCGGTAACGGTAATACTGCCCGACTTGTTCATATAGAAAACCAGCTTATCCTTCCTGCTATGGCTCTCCAGATTTATCCGGGCAGGCAACGTCCACCGCTTACCCCTACGCCTTAAAGGAAGCCCAAGCACGGTATCAAGATTGGCAAATATATATTCATAATCAATAGAACCCATATTACTTAAAATTACGCCATCCCTGTTTCAAATCCCTAAAGAAATCGCTAAACGTATAACGATAACCGTCAGGATATCCTAGAAAATCAGAAAGGCATGAAACATATCCTACAGGCTTACGACCACTCGTCCACCTGTACACCATTTCGGCAGGAACCATAAACACAAGAAGAACAAATAAAATGTCAACGTATATGAGAAACATGACAAAACGAACAAAGCACCTCATAATCATTCCTCCACATCCCCTAAAAGAAGTTTCTTTGCATAACGCAACGCAAACTCCCAATTGTAATAAAACGTACCTAGCAAATCAAAGAACAGGCTATACACGGCATCCTTGTCTCCATCGGGAACGGAATACATAATATCATCCATCATACGGATATCATCACTGAACCTAGCATTCTTTGTAGTATAACGCCACAAACCGCCAACGGCAAGTATCTTGGCGTGTTCATAAACATGACCGTCAATGGAATATACATCACAAACGTAATCATTAAACCAATCCTCATTGTCCAGCACACCACTAACAGGACTTGCCGACAAAATCATATTAACAAACACACCAAAATGACAATACTGCTCTATCTTACCCGAATCATTGTCAAACTCAACCTTGAAAGCATCCTTGCCGCTCTCATTAATACTGGAAACCATGTCACTTACGTAAAGCGTCTTTAACCACTGGCTGAAATTATACCTTTTCAAACCAGTCCTGTTACGGGCTTCATTTATCGCACACTGGGCATCAGACACACATACATACCAATCAGAAGTAACACGAATACTTCTATCAAATAAAACAATCTCTTTATTATCCATACACAATAAAATTTTTCAGCAAAAATACATATTAAAGTAATATGGTAAAAACAATAACGGTTAAACAATATTAAACAGATAACTTATTCTCCTTCCATTTTTTAGCTTTTAACAAACCAACACGGACAGCTTCATTGTTATTCCATTTAAAAATGTCACACATAAGAGATATATATTCATGGATCTTATCTCTATACAACAACTGTTCTTCTGTTGCGTGTTGCCAATCTGTCGTTATACCACATTCTTCTTTTATCATAGTGCACAATAATGACATAGCTTTTGAGAACTGGCTTTTATTGGAACAATTATTATACAGCGCACCAGTCATTTCTTTAAATGAATCACCGCTATCATTACGATATTCAAGAAGTTTGTCAAATAACCATTCATACACTTCAACTTTCAACTTTGGATTTATCGCCAACGCCAAATCCAAGAATAAAAAAGGATGAACCCATGTATGATGCCCTCTACCCCTTCCGCTGATAATAGCAGTACCATATTTTTTTTCTAACTCTACAATAAACTCCCTTGTATTATTGCTTTGACGCCATTCATGCCATGAAAACAAAGATTTACCATTTTTTAAAAGCCAATTATTACCAGCTTTAATCAAATCCGTAGCAGAATACATTCCACTATCAGAAACAGTTATTTTTTGACCAAAAATAGATGTATCCATATCAATAAGTTTTATATAACTCGAAATTATTATCCATAATACATTTATAGACTATGCCAATAAACTTTCCAATATTAACCTTGTTGTCTATTCTAATGACCTTATACCCCTTGCCTATTAAAAAGTTGGTTCTATTGATTTCATCAATTGTATCATATCCAATATGTCTGTTTTCATCTATTTCAACTATAATGGATTCATTAATTAAAATATCAACACAATATGGCTCTATAGGGTACTGCCTTTCTATCGTAAAATTAATTCCAGATGATTCCATAAATGATTTCAATTCAAAGAAAAACTCACTTTCGTCTATTTTTCTCAAAGATATATCAGAATCAGAAACTAATCCTTGGACAAAAAGCTCGTGTATAAAAAACTTTTTCTCGAACAAAGAAAGCCTATAAGACTTAGATAACCATTCTTTAATACATTCTCCATTAACAAGGACACAACTTCCTCTTCCTTTTTTACTAGGACGAATTATGTTATCTTGATTAAGACTGTTTAATTCAGTATGTTTAAAAGAATTACTTCCTATAAACACATTAAAAACAGACGATTTAAACCATCCATCTCTAACACTTTCTACTTTTACATTATTAAATATATATTCCATATCTTCTTTTTTATGCAAAGATATGGAATATACACAAATAAACAAAACAAAAAGGGTATTTATTTATCCATAAACAAACCACCATTAAAACGGCAAATCCTCCTTCATTATATCATCAGCCTGTTGCAGAAGGTATTCGTCAGGATTATACTTCCGTCTTAATACGACCTGAAACAGCCTGTTCCTGTTCTCATCCCACGCGGAAGTGACGGAATAGCCTTCCTGGCGTATCATGTCAACCATCTTTCTCTTACTGTAAGGTCTTACGCCACAGTCATTGCAGTATGCTATGTATTTCACATACAGGTCACGGTCACGAATGGCGGATTCCTCAATATCACCAGAAGAATCATACCCCGAATCGTAAAGATAGGACAGGACACTGTTGGAATCACGTCTGGCATTCTCCGTAACGGATTCTATCGTATAACTTCTCGTAAATTCACCCTTGTTCTTCACAAACCGTCTTGCACCCTCTATTATCCAGTTGATAATAGCTGCCGATTCCTTTGACAGCTTCAACGGAAGCGACCTGTCCTGTTCCGATTCCTTAAACACACGATAGAACGGGATAACAAGAGAGCGTCTGAAATGACCGTAAGTCTGGTCCGAAACGGAAGGCATCTTGTTAAGATTGGCCATGAAAGGCGGCATCATGTCGGCAAGGAAAGGCTCACCGAACGGAAGGCGCGCCATAGTAGGCTCACCGGATATGAACTTCTTGTATTTTCCACCGCTCACATCCTTCCCACCCATCTCGGAAGCGTAGTTGAGCAGCTTGCCGTTTATCATAGCTATATTGTACTCGCAAGTAGACTTGTCACCCGACAGGTCAGCCATCTCCATATACGACACATTGTCTTTTCCCAGGGCATTGACAACAGCGTCAAAGAACACCGACTTACCGTTACTACCACAACCGAGAAGGTAACACATCTTCTCCATCTTGATCTTCTTCCTGTCAACAAAGGCACACCCCACAAACTCCTGCAAGGCATCCTGGGTGTCCTTCACAGGGATCACATCGTCCAAAAACTTCTCCCACAACGGGCTGCGTGCCAACGGGTCATAATTGATATTGATACGTATGCACGATTCTATCATAGGAGAGAAATCGAACGTTTCCATCGTTTCCGTGTCAAGGACACAATTGTCAAACGTGATGAAGTTACGCTTGGGATTGAATATCTCATGCGTCACGTTCTTTACGATGGTACGGTAGAAACGCTCGCTCGTATCGGTCATGTACAGTTCGCTAAGACCGTTTATGCGGCACAAATCCATACACAGGCGCATCAGATCCTCCTTCATCATGGGAACGAATATCTTACCGTCAAAAGCCATGATGGAACCGCTCCTGTGGCGTCTGAAATTGCACTCCCTGCATGCATCAGCTATATCCATCTCGACCATAGCGGATATGGAACGCTTCCACTCGCCTTCATCCCTTGCTTTACGGAAGCCACGACCACCACCCTTGTCCGCCAGCTTACCCATAACGGAATCAAGGATGTATTCATAAGAAGCCTTTGCAGATTCAGCGACAGTCATTTTCCCCTCCTTTCTCTACCGATCCTACCGATCCTACCGATTCTACCGATTTCTCCCGGTCCACAACCTTCCCGAACATCACAACGGGATACAGGTCATAATCGTCCGTTGATATGTCAGGGCGTGCATCCATATCGTCAAGGGAAGAGTACACGTCCGCGATGTGCTCCAGTTTCCTGCACACGATGGAATCACGTCTTATCCCGTAATACTCTATAAGGTCAGCCATGTACTGTATGGTGATGTCCTTGAACCATGTGAACGCATCGTCACGTGTCTTTGCCCCGTCACAGCAGGTATTGAACGTGTACCCGAAACGCCTCATCTTCACGAAGTAGCTGTTCCGCCACAACGACACCGACTTGTCCATCTCGCTCCCTGCATTGCGTATGGCGGTGACGATGCTTCCCGGCATGAGCGCGCACCGTGAAACGCGAGCGGCGGAAGGCTTCCCGTTCGCCCCGGTCCCATCCACCATATCCACATCGGGCACGAACCTTAGATCATCCACGCTCCTTCCGCCCACAACGGACGTGTCATGCCGCATAAGATAGTCGGCATCCACGATATGACCGTACTGCCTTACCTGGCCCTCACACCACGAAGCAAATCTCCTTAACGACCGTTTCCACTCGGAAGGAAGCACATACCCGTACCTTGCACATATCTCCGCTATATGCTTCCTCTCCTTCTCCCATTTTCTCTTCATCTTCCTCTCGTACTCCAGCACCTCACCCTCCACGCTGACACCAGCGACCTGTGCAGCCATAGACTTTGCAGTTAAAGGTACGGGCACACGCTTGATGAATGACGCTTCCGACACGAACACAGCCTTTGTTCCGTCCTCCAGAGGCTCGTCAAGTTTAAGACAGCAGTGACGATCCCTGAAGCTGACGAGCGTAACCCACCCGAACAGCCGTGTCTGAACCCTCATTCCCTTGTACCAACGTTCCCTGTCGGGCATTGCATCGGACAGGCATACGACACGCCTTGATTCGGGCAACCTAAGTTTAATCTCTATTTCTTCTTCCATATTTTACACACACATTTTACTTGATTTTACCTGCAAATATAGCGCAAAAAACAATACGAAAACTAGTAGTTAAATTAATTAACTACAAATGTTTATGTGATTAACAAATACGTGTCAAGGAAGATAGTTTATCTTTCTTTACACAAGATTTTTTACTTTCACGTCCACAGTATGATTTGAATAGGAAAAGTAAAAAATATTGATTGTTGTTATTTTTTACTTTTGTAATAATTTTTCTCATTTTAGTTAAAATGATTTAACTATAATTTTTTATCTACTTATTATTTTCTACGTTAAGAAATGTAAAATTGACTTAATTTAACATAAAATAAAAAATCTCAACACCGATAGTTGCATATGCAACTAATTGATTCGGGAAAATTCGTAAAAAACCTACGAAATTCGTTGATTTTTCGTAGACTTCGTAAACTCTTCGTTTTTCAACACTTGTCAAAAAACTAGCGAAAATTAGTGGTTAAATGACTGAAAACAAGCTGTTTAGTCTTGTCAAAAAAAATTGAATCGTAACCCTATACGAAAAAATCCCCTATTAATTTACGTATTAAATGTTAAAAGTAATATATATATACAAAATATACATACACGTACACCTTACATGATCTATTACAATACATATACACGTACATCACATATACGACACATACAGCATAAAACACCAAAACTGCATACGTAATTTAGTATAGATACATATCAAAACGACGAAATCAACGAAGAATACTGTAAACCAATAACTTATACTGCAAAAAAAGACATAAAAAATGCAACCATACCTACGAAACACACCAAAAAACCTACGATTTTCGTAACTTTTTATGTAAAGATTTATCCGATTTTGTTGAAAACTACCAAAAATACACATCCAAACCGCAAAATCAGCCATCCGAGCAAAATTTGGAGAAAAAAATTTTTCAGAAAAAAATTTATCGGGAGCGACACACCCACAGCGAAGCCTCTACAAAAGGGGGTATGGCACTGATTTACAGGCAATTACGCACTTTTATCTACCACGATTCTCAATGTTTGTAAATAAAAAAGAATTCTTTTCTACGAAGATTGAATTTACGAACCTTTACAAAAGTAAAATATCTTTACAAATGACATCTACGAAGATTTCGTAATTCCCTCACGTTCAGACACTTACAAGCAAATTTAACACAAGTTAACATTGAAAAATCTTGAAATTAAACATAATATTAAACTAAAATAGGTCTTGCATGGTCGGATCTATTAATATTATGCAATATTAATTTAAAATATGTATATAAACTGTATTGATTTTGGAAAAAACGAGCTTAATTTATAATGAATGTTAATGAAATATACAACCTAATCAAAAACGCCGTATGTTTGCAGTGTCGGAAAGACAAAGAGATATATGACATATTGAAACAGCTTGCCACGGTGAGAGCGTGGTACAGATCCGCAAACCAGGGAATAAGCGGAATATAAACAGCGGTGTTGTTAGCCACGATGCAGAGGTACGGGTATTGCTTGATAATGGAAATAGTAACTTAGTGCGATATGCGATTAACATCCCTAATATAATATAATGTATGTGCGTATATGTATCCTATACATAAGCCTTAATACTGGTCGGTATATACGATACGCACATATTGTAATGTAGCTACCATCCTGTTTTATGTGGTTGGTAACGGTTACAAGCCCGTATAGATACAGAGTACAGTATATAAACTTAATACATTATATATGGAAGCAAAGAGAATCTCACAAAGAGCGGTTAAAAACATGATTAACGGCAATACTGCATTACTGCATATCGGTAACTTTGAAGCGGGGAAACGTACCAATTTAAAGCGCGCGGTTAACGAATGTGTGTACGCTAGTCGGTTGTATTCCAATACGGAAATTCAATCGGATAACGAAAAGATAGAATACCTAGTATATAGTCAACCTTATAGGGTGTTTAAAGTAGAACTACATGAAACACATATTGCAGCGTTTAACGAATACACTGAGTACCACATTAATTTTGACGATACAAGCAAGTATTACACATTGGTTATAAGTGGCATGCAGTTTTTGATCGTGTCGGATATGGGTTGGTGTAATATCTATCAGGTGTTTGATAGCGTGGTAGACGATCTGGATAAAGAACCTTTGTTAAAAGAAATTAAACAAAGCGGCGTAATAACAGAAGATCAGATACAGACATTAAAAAAACGCTCAAACGACTTGCGGCGTAATGTTATTAATTACAATTGGATGGCTCGTGTTGGGAACGGATACGGTATACCGTTGACGGAGGAACAAGGCGCAAAGGAACTAGACTGGATAAGGTCTTTTGTTGAAAAAAATATATATCGTGCTAAAGATATAGAGGTTATACAAAACGCCTCTCCATCTGATTTTGTTTTTAAAGGCTTCTATAATAACGGTGTAGGAAGCTGGTGTAATTACTTGCCAATTTACGAGGTAAACGGCATGGAATATGTACCAATGTTACAACCTTATATAATTGGGAGATATGAGTAAAGAATATAAGTTAACAGTAGAGTTTCATAATGGAGCGCGTTATTGCTATTATGGCAAGACGAAGAAAGAAGCGTTAGCAGCGTTTAGAAAATCGTTTGGCAGCTTTAGAGGCTTTGTAAAAAAAGAATGGGAAATAATATGATAGTTTATACAGTAGAAACGATTGGCGGGCAAATTACAAGCTACGAAGCGAATAAGGAAAATTTGCCCAAATTTTTAGAAAAGCCGGTTAAGGAAAGTTTTAAAAAGTACGGTTTTTGTATGTGGAAAACTCCAGAATACGAGTGTATTATATATCCTACCTTACAGGCTGCGCAACATGCTATACAATGGACAATTGAAAATTAACAATTAAATATTACAATTATGGAAAGATACGATTATTTTGCAGCGGTTAAAGGGGACGTTTTGAACTATATCAACGAAAACAATATAGTAGTAACCTTTGAAAACAGGGACGAAGTGGAACAGGATCTCAACGATACACTGTTTACATGTGATAGCGTAACGGGGAACGCGTCAGGATCTTATACATTTAACGCGTGGACGGCCGAGGAATATCTATGTCACAATTTGGATCTGTTAGAGGATGCGTTAACGGAGTTCGGTTGCGATATGAGTTATTTGGAAAGAAGCGCGGAATCATGTGACGTAACTATACGCTGTTATCTGTTAGGGCAAGCAATTTCTGAAGTATTGGACGAAGTGGAAAGGAGGAAAGAAGAATGAGAACGTATTTTGCACAAGTTGAAACACGGTACCGGGCAATTAAAAATTGCCCGTTTACCCCCGCACATATTAGCAAGGTTTTTGGCGGTTATATGTGTTTTGAAAGTGATAATGATTATAGAGTTTGGAAAAATCAAAAGTAAATAACTATGATCGAAACATTAATATTATTAGGTTGCTTGTACCTATCCATACAGATAACCGACTATATCGAAAAACAGAAACAAAACAATAACAATTAAAAAACGTAACATTATGGAAAGAAGAAACGACGTACCCAATTTGCTTGCAATGTATATACGTAATACAAGCGAAATATACAATATAACATCACGGCTGCAAGATTGTCTAATTAAAAAAATAAACAAGGGTGTACAACCACAATTAGAATACCTTGCAAATTGCAGCACGATGAAAACTATAGTCAGAGAGGCTGCCAAACTATTGCGCAAGTACGATGGGATAACACCCACAAAACAGGAAAAACAGGAAGCGGCCCGGGAGCACGCTAAATATATACTTGAATGTGTGCAATACTCCATCCAAAAACGTCAATAGAGGGCAAAATAAAGCCTTCTATTGAAAGATCTCAATCAATACCGATATATTATCCATAAAAACAAAAAACATTATGATACTAGTAACAGTAAAAAAACAGCAAAACAGGTAGCCAATATATTTGTAAATCGGCCTCAAAAACGGTAAAGGATATAGCATATAAACACATAAGTTATCATTTAGTATGCAGACATAAAGATCACCCGTTTTTTAAACAGTTTTACCACGGTCCAAAAGGTATATATATAGATTCGCCCCGGTACAAAGAAATAGAAGCCCTAGAAAAACCTATCTGGAATACACCAATATACAAATTACTAGAGCTAACCATTACGGAAACACTCCTAGACGGGCGTACACGATACGCAAAACAGTTACCCGTATTCAATGCGGATATATTGGCGGAACTTACCTATTAATCAATCAAAAACAATATAATTATGGTACAATTTACTATTAACAGTTTCAGCAATGGTCTAACAGGCCGCCCGTACAATTCCATTAAAGACGCAATACAAGACGGTGGATACTCCGTTTGGTGCAACGAAAAGATCAAAAAAGCATTCAGTTTCGGGAACGGCACGGAAAAGGACTTTGAAAGGTATTGCAAAGACAACCATTGCAAAATCATAAGCGAAAGCGATTTTTACAAGGAAATACACTCTTTACCGTTTAACGAGCAAATAACACATATCCAATTTATTAGAGAGCAATTAAGCCTTTACAATAACCTATAAAAACATAATGCAGCAATGAAAAAGAAATACGCTATAGACCAATTACAAGAAGCAATTACCAAGGTAAACAATATAGTGGATAATCGTGTGGGGTGTTTCCAAGAACCAATAATACCGAGCGATTGCCCTACGTTTGATGAAGCTACGGCAAACTATGTTAGGGAAAGACTGGGATTATACCTAAAATCGTGGGTATTGCCAAAACTTGATGAATTATCTAAATGAATAGTATTATGGAAAAACAAGAATTTATCGAAAAGTACAATTTTGTCAAAGAAAGTGTTATATCTGCAATGGATAAGGCTTTAGAACGTGCCCTAGAGAACGAAGTAATAGACCTAAGTAAATGTGATGGCAATTATTTAGATGTTTATCCGCTAATCGGAGCGGTTTTAAAGAGAGAATTAAGCTATATACTTGACGGTTCTCCTACTTACAGTCGTTCTATAAAACGTAAAGCGACTAAATATAATTACGATTATAGAATATGGCACGATTATGCTGGAGATTATAAACATAAATAAATATTATTTACAATGAGAAAACAAAATTTACAAAAAGAATTATCTCCTATTTTTGACAATGAAAGTATTAAGATAGGAACGTTTAAAGCTAACAGAAGTATTGATACATTGGATCTTATCAAGGAAAATATCAAGTTTTGGAAAAGCTATGACGGACACAAGCTACCTGATAAACAGGTTAAACGCCTGTATTATAACGGCACCAGGACACAAAACATAATCAAAATGTACATAAATACGCCTGAATTGATTAAGTTTGTAAGAGAGCACGCAAACGACTATAATACGTTAAATCGAAAGGACGTACCTAGATGCATAAATATTGATCGTAGGCGGAGTGAACGTTATTTTTCCGTATATATCAAAAAGTTTGGGAACGTGCGTTTTGATGAAGTGTTAAGAGTTTTCCCTTTGCTTCCTAAATCATATTTGAACGAATAATGAAAGTGATTAGAGTAATAAGAGTTTTAAGGAGAATACTAACTGATTCAGATATTATAGACCTGTACGGTCTGTATTGTGAGTTTTACAAAAATATACAATAATATTAGATAACATTGTAACCGTACCGTTTGAATAAATGAGAGAGATACGCAAAGAACTGGATCGCTTTGTTAAGCCTGTACAGATAGAGATTATCAAGAGCGATTTTGAAACGGTTTCATTCAGGGAATTAAAATAAAGCGGAAATAATGCTATTTTCCCGGTATGGAGAACAACAAGCGGATCGCCACCGCTACCGGGAACAATTACTAACTTAAAAACAAAAGAATATGGGAACGAGCAATCAACTAAGTATTAAGCAAATTATTTGTTTTAACATTATAGCGGCTGAAAAAGTTGCCGGGAATATATGTCAAGGCCTTGCTGTTAAGCTAGGGAAAGCGTTTATATACGATAACCGTGATATTGATGTCAATGAAATCTCATACATTAGTCAACAATGTGAGATTGCGCTTCAAAATATATCCGAATTAGGTCTTACGGAAGCCAAGAACAATGAAATGAATAATATAATAGCTAAATATAATGGGAACGAACAATAAACAAGCTATCCTAGAAGGGAGAAAATGGGACGTAATAGAGAGTGTTGACGGATATTTTTCCGGGGAAAAGAACGGAGTTATCATACAAGGAACGACAATGAGTGATCTGTATGAAAAATGCAAATCTTTTGATATAGCTTCGGTTATGGAGAAAATTAATACGGGTGATAATCTGAACGACTGGGAAAAACGCTTAATAAAAGTTAATAAAAAGTTGTTGGAAAACCAATAAACTATATCTTTGCCGTATGAGAAAGAAATACGTAGCATATTATAAGGGATGTACAATAGAGGTCACAGGAGAAAAAGACTTCATGTACCGGGTGGTAAAGAGAGGTCCAAAAGGTGAACGGATGGATCTTTTTGTTGATATGTTTTACAGGTCTACAACTGATGCGTTAAAGGGAGCAATGAGGTGGGTGGACAATAATATTAGAAAGGAGTGATTTTATGCTTTTTGGAATTGTTTTTGCTATGATAATGAAAGCTATATGTGGAAATATGTTGGACGATTGATGATTGTCATTGTATGGCTTATTGTGTTACAGATTTTGTCAAAATGTTAAACGTGTATATCTATGACTAAAGAAGAATTTAGAACAAAGAAAGAAATTATCAATTCAAAGATGAATGAATTGAAGAACGAAATGATAAAATTAAAGAAGGAGTACATTGGATCCAATGCAAAGTATCCTATCGGAAGCAAGGTGTGTATTACTACTAATGAATCAAAACGATATGCCTATGTCAAGGATTATAGGATTGATTTTTCTGACAATATTGAACCATTGTTTAACAAGGTGAAAAAAGATGGAACCATGTCGGATATGGGCTTATATGTTTGGTCTTATCAATGCCCTACGATAGAATTGGTAAAGTAGTAATTTTTGTTTACGATGATGGAAAAGGTAGAAGTAGGAACCCTTGATAGTAACGAACTGTTTGAACACAGGGGAGTAATCTATGAGGTTTTATATAAGACGGATTATTGTGTCCGTTGCCAATACCCAAACGACAAATACCGTTACAGGGATATATGGGAATATCTCTATACCGAATTTAGTTTATGGACAAAAGTTAATAAATTATGAAAACACTGGTTTTTGATGTAATGCTTGACGGGCGATTTGTACATACATTCAGATACCAATACTGCCCGTTATTCCCGATAGACGAACAGGAACTGGAGAAGTTTGTCACCGACAGGCTTCCTACATTGAAAGGTAAAGATTTTAAAATAGTATTTTGATATGAAACAGACAGTAGAAGAAGCGGCAAGAGAAAATATCCTGTTTAATCACAGGACAGTTGACAGAACTTTGTTTGGTAAAGATTTGGCAAAGTTTGGAGAGATGAATTTCGTTCAAGGTGCCGAATGGCATTCGAAGCAATCTCCTTGGATAAGTGTTAATGAACGGTTGCCGGAAGAGAGTGGATATTACTTTATTACTGATGGTGCTGTTGTTGAGAAAGTTTATTTCTTTAAAAAATGGAATAAGTTTGCAGAACTCGGAGAATATTCTCACCTGTTCTACGATGAAGGCGTAATAAAAGCATGGCTTCCTATCCCCTCTTTCGATGAAATACTCGAAGCCAACAGGGATGTGCTTGAACGGATTAAAGAGAAAGGAGATTGAATATGGAAGTAAAGAACGGAATAATAATAGACGGGATGCTACATGAATTGTGCGTTGGAATATGTGATGAGTGCTCATTACAAAATGAGTGCGATGATAGTTCAGAAATCATTTGCGATATAGCTTATGACAACCCCAATATGGACCAGCGATTTGTCTGTCGTGGTAAAGTAACTGATATTAAGATAGATAAGGAGGAATAATTATGGGATTTACAACACAGTGTTTTATACGCAAAAACACACCGGAACTTCGGAAGAAGCTGGAAGAGTTGGGATATGAAATACTTAATTCTGGTAATACAACCTTAGATGCACATAATTATGACGGCAATGGAAGTCATAAAAGCATTGAAGAAGGAAGAGCAATCATAACATCTTATGGGAATTTATATGGGGTGATATATGATATAGATACCGTAACCAAGAAAGGAAGGATTGATTGCGGAACGAACGAGGAACTTTTCCTAGCTATAGCTACATTGAGGGATGATACAGACAAGTACCAATGGTTTACCGATGGGGATAAGTGGATTCTGTGTCCTAAAACCAAGTTCTCTACCTATTGGGTCTACTATCATATTGATGTCAATACGGATACCGTTCACAAGGCTACCGTAAATGAACTGATTGAACACTTTAAAATAAAGGAGGAATAATGAAAGCAAAGTATTTTAAAAAGATAAGAAGCCAAGTAAAGTGGTATAAGGTATCATATAGAGATAGTTTATTTTTTAGTTTTAGCGATGAGAAAGAAATATTGGCTAAATCTCCTGAAAATGCTTGTGTCAGATACCATAAACGTACTGGATGTTTTGTTAACAAATATAATCCCAATAATATTACACAATATAGTGAATCTCTTTCAAGGTTCAAGGTATGTATAGGTAAGAAAGTAATGTATTTCGATTAAATATGAAAGCAGAATGGAGCCTTGGTTTCACTGATGCGCTAATAAAGAAATTAAAAGGAGAATAAAATTATGACCGAAGAACTTGTAACATTAGAAACAGCAAAGTTGCTGAAAGAGAAAGGATTCAATGAGTATTGTAAAGATATTATTAAAGAGGACAATAATCGGATAATGCAATCTGTGTTCCGAACGAATAAGAATTTGCCAAAATTGTGTTATAGTCGTCCCACTCAGTCCATTGCACAAAAGTGGCTGCGTGAAATAAGAGGTGTGTATGTATATGTAGAACCTGTTATTGGAAAAAGATGGACGCTTTCTTTTTGTGATTTCAATGTTCCAACAGAAGAAAGCGACTGGATGGAGAACGAAATAAACAAAGGGAATGGCTATAAAGTATATGTCACCTACGAAGACGCACTTGAAGCAGGTTTACAGGAAGCATTAAAACTTATATGATTATGGAAAATATTAATTTGAACGAACTACGGAATATAGCTTACAAAACAGCTTGTGAGCATGGTTTCCACGATAAAAGACTGAGTGAAGAACACTTCCTTTGCCTTATCATTCTCGAACTTATGGAAGCTGTGGAAGCGGATAGAAAGGGAAGATTAGGAAAGAAATGTAAATCACGTTTTGAAATGGACTATAATCGCTATCCTGCATTAGTGGAAGAAGAAAAGCGATTTAAGTGTTCCTTTGAAAAGCATGTAAAAGACACACTTCCAGACAAACTAAGTAATGCGGTTATATGCCTGCTTGATCTTGCAGGATTTCGGGGAATAAGCCTTGAATCTGCTAGTAATGATATTAACTCCGAATATATGGATGATATTGCCTGTATGTACAGCCAATTGAGTTTCACGGAAGCGATATATTCCATATTTATCAAACCAATTGTAGATTACCAGTATCTTTCTACGATTGTAAATGAGATGATATTTTCAATCTTTGCACTAGCCAAACATCTTGGCATAGATTTGCTATGGCACATCAATCAGAAGATGAGATACAATGAACTAAGACCTAAGTTGAATGGAAAAATATATTGATTATGAAAACAATTATACTTACAATTATATGTGTTATCGCCCTATTATGGGTTGGAGATCTCACGATTACATTTAAGCCGTTTTCCATATCCATTCCTGGTTGGCATAAGGCTTTAGGTATCATCCTGTTTGTATTTGCAATGGCGGTGTATAACATTGGAGAATACGCTAAGGGGTACAAGCATGGTTTTGATGATGGAGCAAAGGAATGTATTGAAGCGATTAAGGGAAATGGAAAGAAATGACATTAATTTCCCGTTACTCCGTATATTTAATGGAGTAACGGGGCGATATGAACTTCTTATTGACGATGTATCCATAGATGCTTATGGGCGTGTAAGAGATAGCAGTGGTTGTGTGGTAGAATGGTTTACAGGCGTGTTTGACATGAACGGAATACCATTGTTTGAAAACGACATAATCATGCCTGTAAAGGACGGGATAAGCCAATATAGACGTATCTGGAGAACGATAGGAGGATTTGTATTAAGCAGAAGAAATGATGTGAAAGGGCTTTCAAGATTGGATATGCTTGGTGCTGACTATCTGGTAAACGAACGTGTGCAGCAATACATATCTGATGGGTGCGTAAAGGTAGGTTCTGCAACAATTGATCTTAACCTGTTGAAAGGAAGAACGAAAGAAGATATTATTAGAAATTTGTCCAGGAGGGTCAGATGAAAGATAAAATGCTAGAGGAAAGTTTGAACAATTTATACAGGACGTTTCTTATTTGGGTGATAAGATGTTATCCTATATTGTTCTGTCTTGCAATACTTGTCCATCAGTGTGAGGTTATACACTCTGTTGGAACAGGTGATATCATTGAATATTATGATGGTGACACATTGGAGTATATTCAGTATGCCACTCCATTTTCGGACAAGTACCTTACCATATTCTTTAACGCCAAACTGTTTAATGCAATATTGTTCTATGTGTTGTCAAAGGTATTTTTATTTTGTATATACCATAGAGTATTTGTCATTGAGATGTTGATATACGCAATATTGGATATTGTATTTAATAATGTGGTGTTTGAGGATGTGAGATGCACTATGTTTTATTCGTATATATCAATAGGATTTGTAACTGTATGTTTCTTTATTGCATTGTATCTACATCAACGATTCGGAGATAGGAATATAAATAATCATCAATCTATAACCGATGGTTTTAGAAACTGTTGTAGATTATAATTTCTGTTTTCCTGTGGGCTGTAATCCTCCCGTATTCTTCATGTTTATCTTGACCTTTATGGGAGATGCCTTTTTATTTGATGTTACTTTAGGTGATTTAACATTCACCCTAATCACTTTCTTTACCATATATTACTCATTTTAATTGTTTTGCAAAAATAATGATTTTTTTTGGTATTATAAAAACTTTATGTATCTTTGCGGTGCGATAGTTTTTGGACTTTTTTGTTTTATAATGATAGCTGCTACCTAAAATATAAGCAGAGGTTTCTTCATACATTTTTCATAAGTCTAATGTATAACTGTCGCAAGTTGAAGAGATCTCTGCTTCTTTTTTTTTTATTTATGCGACAGTTTAATGAAGAAAACTTAAATGACACAGGTGTTGTTTTAAGTACGGCAAATCCCTCCGAAATGGGTAAGATGTTTTCTTATAATGGAATAAATGTTAGGATGCGTAAGATGAATGGATATATCCTTGTATGTCTTACAGATTTTGCTAGGTTATTTCCTGATAAAAATCTATCCACTATTATAAATTCTAAGGAAATGACTGATTATGTAAATCGTTTGAGCGAAATAAAAAATTTTATTTCGACTGATTTACTGCAAATTATAAAGGGAGGAAATGTATCACAGCAAGGAACATGGGCACATCAAAAAATAGCTCTTAGGGTTGCTCAAAAATTATCCACTGATTTTGCTATTTGGGTAGATGACAAGATCGAAGAGTTTCTTACCACGGGAAATACTTCTATATCATCAAGACTTCCAAACTTCAACAATCCTGCCGAAGCTGCTAGGGCTTGGGCTGATGAGTATGAAAGGAATCAAGCATTAACCTTAGAAAACAAGGAAGCAAAGCTACAACTAGAACTAAAGACGGAACAACTAGATGAATCCAAGGAATGGTATAGTATCAAAAGATGGTCAAAGGAAAACGGTGTAAACTGGAGAAAGGTTAGCTGGAGAAAGATGAAAGTAATATCTTACGAGCTAGGTTACGAAGTGAAAAAGATTTTTGATGCTAACTATGGACAGGTTAATATATACAATGTGAATGTATTTAAGGCATACTTTAACAAATGTGAATAAATAATATGTATTTTAAAATGTTTGATAGTATGTCATTTTATTGATTATATTTGCATCATGTTTGAGTGTAGAAGCAAGCATATCTATAATGAAAGTTTAGGGGGAAAGCGTTCCCCCGATTTTATTAACCATAAAAGTGATAAAACAATGAAAAAGTTTTTAGAAATAATGATGATTGTATTCTGTCCTTGCATTGTAATAGGCATTAATGAACAAATGGGCACCATTACAAAAATTTAACACATAATATTTCGTAGTACATAATACTTATTAATATGCAATTAGTTTATGATAGCCGATAGCGGACGTTGGATTAACGTTCTAAAATGTATGTGAAGATGTACATTAATGCCTAGGCATGGGGCTGTTAGGAAACGGATGGACGGTAGATGTTATTAGTCATATTTTTAAAGGAATGAAACAATGAACTCAATAGTTAGTCATATATTTGCATTTCTGTGCGGATGCTCGTTTGTTATACTTGGAGCAATTTATTTTGGAACGAAAGGAGATTGAATGGAATAATAATTGATGGAGTGTTGCATGAAATGGTTGAATCATTCAATATAATCGTGGGAAATTAACCGATATTAACTCCCCCTTACTGATAAACGGCAAGGGGGAGGATTGTGGTTATAAACTAGGACCCATAGAAAGAAGCAATGTACTATCTTTATATGCAGCACTGTTAAGGCTTACCCATATCCTTGCGGTTCCTGCATTAATCAGTTCCGATGATATTAATATTCTCACCTTCTTGTCAATGCTGGAATTGGCGGATACTGAAAAATCCTCTATTGTTTCTCTTGATTCACCTATAACCATAGGATCTTCAAATTTCTTACTTGCAAACCTAGACATACAACTATTATTACGGAAAGAAATAGAGCTACTCGAACCGTTTCTCACTCTTACAGTAACTTCAATATATCCCATAACGGATGGCATCACTCCACCAATTATTGTTATGCTTACATAAGAAGAAATAATCTCTATTGACTTACTTGATAACAAAGGTATTGAATAGCAGTCATTGGCTACATCAGAAGCGTCCTGCTCAAGAATTGCCGTACAGAGAAAAGGGTAAACATCCCAAGTTCCCGTAGGCATACCATAAGTTATCATTTCCGCCATAGCATACCCACTTCCTATTTTATTTTTTGCTGTAACTCTTCTACCCTGATTTCCACTACGTTGTTTCGCATATATTCCGAAATAGCAATCCTTTACGGTTGAAATATCCCCTATGTTAAGTTCATCCAGCAATTGGGAACCTTCTGAGGGCATCATAATGGTACATGAAGCAGTGAAAGAACTACTTGTGAATTGGTTTGTAGCCTGAGTGGGAACAAGAAAATTGCCAATTGGTGCTCTGGCTTTATGATTGTATCCGTTAAAGTCGGTAAGGCGAAATGGAAACTTACCACCTGTCGGTGGGGTGTATTCCCATCCGTTCATACTTCCATTTGCCCAATTAATGGAATCCTGATAACTTGAAATTCTTTTAGGCATTATACCACAGTTTCCATCCCATCCTTGCCACCATTTTTCATTTGGTCCAGGTGCAAGGCTTTCGTAACGTACAGGTTTGTACCGTGCCCACGGGTTTATTTTCCCGTGGGTGTTTGCACAAGCATATCCTAAATCGTAAGCCCCATTCACACTGCCTATGCCAAGAGTGGCGTAAACGTCACCATTCAAGTTTATCGGGGCTGTAATCTTTCCGTTAGAATGACTCATAATATTTTTTTATTTATTAATTGTTAATACCTAATCTCTTTTCCAATTCTTTCACTCTTTTCTTTAATCTTGTAACCTCATCATCAACCTCCTGCAAACCTTTCCATACAACAGGGATAAGTCTTTCATAATCTATGGTGTAATAGTCCTTGAATATATCACTGACCCACTGACTGTAACCGCCGGAAAGTAAATCCTGTGCTATAAGACCATAATTCCAGTTATTATGGTTGAACACTTCGGAATTTTCCTTGGCAATAGCGTTCCAGTGATACTTCACACTACGGAATTTTCGGATAATACCCATAGCGTCATAACCCTGAATATCGGTTTTCAGCCTTATATCGGAAGAGGATGCCTTGGCAGTAATTGCTCCGTTTGCAATGATATTAGCACTACTTGTAATATTCTTTTTCGCATATATTCCTCCTTCGGTTGATATTGCTGTATTTGTGCTAAAGTCACTGTTATCTGCGTTTGAAACATAAAACCGTTTTCCGCCAAACACTCTTACCCATGTACTGTCTTGCATATATATTCCGCCACCATAATCCTGATGATACCACCCTGAATTTCCTGTACTTCTAAACCAGTCGCCGCATTGAATGGAATTGGGGAGTTTTAAATATACATTTGCAGAACCGTTCACACTAACCCCAGCACCCGTATGGGAAGCGTTGTGGTCTTGTATATAGAACGTTCTTGCAGTAGTCCACACATCCGCACTAGAAGCCCTACTGTCAGACAATGTAGAAGCACCTCCTGCCGATACAGCCACGGACGTGTTGGATGTGGATTGCAGATTTTCCCATGCGGAAACGTTAGCACCATTAGCCCAATATTGGTATTGTATGTGCCCATTGTTATATGAACCAATCTGGCGCACTTGCAATTCAAAATTGTTTGTTCCTACACGTACAAGACGGATATTATCCATTCCTTTTGCGAATGTAGGAAGATAAAGGCGTGCCGAATTTTCAACATCTCCCACACTGCTATCAGAAGAACTAGGGCCACTTCTCATATAAAATATGGCACAGAAGTGATAATTAAATACTTCTGACTGTGCATGATTTCCATAGGCATACCATATCTGACCCCAAACCGTTACTGACTTATATGGTCCGGTTCCCGATTCAGAGCAAGCAAATATCTTTCTCCAATTATTATCAGTACCACCTAGAGCAAATTGTACTGCATAAGTTCTAGCGTTATTGTAATTTCTAGGGAAGAAATTCAAGTGCCAGTTATCAAACAAGTCCGCATTTAAATTATTAACAAGCGTATTGCTTGAAACTATCAACGGTGATAACCCTGTGGCGACAGTTGACTTTAATTGCTGCGTAAATGTTTTCTGCCCCGTAATATTTTGGTTAGTAGATATAGTAACCCATCTACCGTCCAATACAGAAGTAGGGATATGACTTGCGTCTATGACTTTACTTGAATCAGCCTTTTTCAATTCATTCCACATGGCTGTAGCGTCAAGTCCTCCCTGTCCAGCCATGTCATATATTTTCTTTATCGTGTACGCATTAAACGTATTGTCAAGGTCTGAATCGGAGAAGGTTGTGCCGTCAGTAAGGTTTGCGAAGCTGTAAACGGTATTTACAACACCGCTACCACCACCGCTACCACCTGTTTTCACACCAAGAGCAGATACCCAACCGTCCGAGTAGAATCCTACCGTGTTTCCGTCTGTTCTATGCTTCACTCTCAGAGCCTTGTTTGCCGAATCGTAAACAAGTTGGGCATCTCCTATCGTAATGGTATTTGTTGACACTGATGGTGCTTGAACATTTCCTGCCTTATTAATCCAAACAGCACCTTCCGTATTATTATGCCCATTCGGTCTTAGATTTATTTCGCCATTTCCAAAGCTAGCTAGTATTGTATGACCGTCTGAGTTTCTTAATACTACATTTGAATCAGTATATGTTATACCACCGTTATTATTGAAAACTATATTCTGACTAAACGTTTTTCTTCCCGAAATAGTCTGAGCAGTAGTCAAGGTAACGGCATCAGTAATCCCGTACCCTGCCAGTGTGGTAGGATTATCACCAACTGTAACACGCCCGTAGGTGTCTACTGTAACTTTCGTATATGTACCAGCATTCACCCCTGTGGTGGCCAGTGACAATGTGCGGTTTGCGGACAGGTTTCCACCTCCCGTAAGACCAGTTCCTGCACTTATCGTTATGGTCTTGTCCGCTTTCAGTGCAAGAAGTTCGGCTAGGTTGTCGCTTTCCGTAAGACCGTCAAGAAACGCTTCAAGTTCTTTCCATTTGTTGATAATGTTATCGGCATCGCTTCCTTCTAGGAAGTTGTTCAACTTGTTGCTTAACTGTGTTACGGTATTGTTAAGCGTGCCTAAGTCCTGTTGCCTTGCGAATGTTTCCCCGAATACAGCAGTAATGGTTTTTCCGTCAGAACTAAGTGTCATGTCTGTTACGGCATTTCCACTTCCCGACTGGGTGATGTTCTTTATACCACCACCTTCCTTCGCCATTTTCCAAATCTCGTTTATCGTGTACGCATTAAACGTATTGTCAAGGTCTGAATCGGAGAAGGTTGTGCCGAGATTGGAAAAACCATATACGTTTTTCACAAGTCCGTCACCACCGCTTCCTCCGCTTCCTCCAGGCGATACGCCTAAAGCGGAAATCCATCCTCTGGTATAGAAGCCTATTTCCGTATTTCCGTCCGCGTGCTCAAATGTGACTGCCTTGTTTACGGAATCATATACAATCTTTATATCGCCAACCTGCAACGCCTGTGTTTTCACCGTGCCGCTTATGTTGGCATCTACAGCATAAATATTCTCCCATCTCTTCGATTCAAGACCAAGTGTGGATGCGTTGTTCACGCTAGGAACTACATTTGCCGTAGACAACTGACCAGTAAATATCTTGCTTGCAGTAACTGTCTGTTCCGTATCAAGCGTTACAAATTTATTGTCAGGAATATGGGATATGTGAATTTTCTTTGTCGGATCATCCTTTCCCAACTCCTGCCACAATTTGTCCGTATTCATTCCGCCTTCCTTGGCTAGCTTCCATATCTCGTTGATGGTATATGCGTTGAATGTATTGCTAAGGTTGGAATCGTCAAACGTCTTACCTAAATCGGCAAATCCGTACACGGCCTTAATCAGTCCGCCTTCTCCACCTCCCGGTTCTCCGCTACCACTCTGTGCGCCCAACGCTGATATCCATTGGTTTGTATAGAACGCTGACTTGCATCGTAACGCTTGGTTTACTTCATCCCATTCAAACCATCCGTTGAACTTCTGAAACGATGCAATAAGGTCATTAAGTAGCTGTTCAGAGAAAATATTTGTTCCGCTTCCCGTACCACTTCCACCCAATGTTACATTTGTCGTATTCTGTGTTGAAGCAGTCTGATTCTCCTGTGCCAGCCGTTCATAGAAAGACAGTATCTTTCTTCTTGCAATGGTGCATGAATATGACGGGAACATATTCTCCTTGGAGTATTTAATCTCCAAAGACTGTATCTGTAACTGCATATCCACTATCTGACCGTTATCAGAGAAATCGAACACGCCTATTCCATCATCCCTTACCTTTAGCATATTTCCTTCTATGAAGTCAATGAAAAGGTTAGGATGCTCAGCAACAAATCCGCTAGATATGTCAAGTGAAACGGTTCGGTTCTCATGGTCATATCTTGACAGGTAGTCAAGAGCCGCCTTTTCAAGCGTGTTCTCAGCCATTGTCACATAAGATTCGGGCATGACAATATTCAGAATGACAAACTCCGTTCCTGCTGTAATTGAAGGAGATTTACCATCCGTATAAAGCGGAAGTTTGGCATTGTCGCTATCCGTTCTGTAGCATGATATTTTATATCGTGCCCCCTTATTAAACATGGCAACATCCTCTTCCGTTTCCCCCGTATCACCGTTCACCTCACCGTAAAGAGGAATAATACCGTTTTTGTTTATCTTAAATTCCGTTCCCGTATAAGTTCCTGTACGCATACTGAACACCGCGTCCGTTACAGAAGCATATTTATAATAGAACCTGTCCTGTGAACCGTCCTGATTACCGAAATGTATGTTGCAGGTCATTTCCTCACTAAAGCCTATCTTACAGCTTCCGGCAGGAACATCGGAATCAAACGTGAACTCAACACGTATGGTGACTGTCGTATTCTGACCTTTTTCTATATATCCTACAAGAGCGGTCTTGTCGTAAGGTATTTCAAGCATACCAGTAGCACCTTCCTCTCCGATAACAACCTCTTTCAAAGGAGAAGCCTGACCCAATACACGGTTCGTAACCATACGTAGATTAATCTTCACCTTTTTCCCTACAGCATCACTTCCTATGGGCAATACACTGAAAAGCATCTTCCCGGAGAATGTGGCAGTAACCTTTACAGGCTGGTCATAATATGCCCTTGTACTATATATATTAAAACTCTCGAAATCCCTGTACTTGTCAAACATAGCATGGGGTTTGTACTGGGGCTGCACATTGTCGTTTATCTTGTCGGATGAATCACCGTCCTCATATACCTTGTACCCTAGGTTGAATCCGGGAGAGGTCATATAGATGAAGAAACTATCACTATCATCACTCTTTATAGGAGTAGACCCGATGATTTTATCTATTCGTGTAGATGCGCTAGCACCCTCACCTGCCACCTTCCCGGATTGAGGGTCTGGTTCTCCGTCCGCCTTGTATGTATCCCATTCGGGAAGTCCTGACGGGTACAAATCACCAAGTTTTTTTCCTCTGATGGAAGGATATATCCCACTGAATGTATTTGATATGGTTTTTCCTCTCACACCATAGTTCTTCAATCCGTATTCGCTGTCAATGAAATATCTTATATTCCCGTCAGAATCATTCGGAAGAAGGATGTACGGGCAATAGCGTGATTCATCGGCAGGCTTAGCGTCTTTCTTGTATTCGGGCGGAACGTTCCTGCTTCCGCCTTGTGGTATGATTCGGGTTATGACAGGTGTGCTTGTATCTACGGAAGAGGAAACTTTTACAGCACCCCCACCGTCACCCTGCTTGAATGTCCAGTTTACGGACGGTCTTGTCTTGTCCGTAATGGTTATTATCCCACCGTTCGCTGTCGTTGAGAAGTAATAATTGAGATAAAACTTGTCATAGAAAAATTTCAATGCTTCAAACAGGTTGGTGCCATCGGTTATGTCAATCATATCCTCTGTCAGTTCGCCTTCTGCATCCACATTAAGCGTCCATGTGCCAATGCCTGTATATCCTGCACCCAATGACGCATTGTAAGATTCTATATTCGCTTCTATACGTGCTGCAAGCTGTTTTGCATCACCCCAAAACTGGAACAGACCGCCATGAGTGTATCTTATCTTATTTATCTCTCCACCTGTTCCGCTTACTATGTCAAGAAACGCTACATTCTGCAAAAGCACCTCTTTCCCGTAAAACAGAAGGGAGTATTTGTATTTCCCTGCTTCGTTAAGATTATCCCCCGATGGGGCTTGGTACAGGATGAATGTATTACCGTTATATACGACTGTATCGTATTCCGATTCACTCTTTGAGTTGTATGCCTTGAACTCTATCGGAACAACGGAAACGACTTCACAAGTCAATTTTCTCACTTCCTGCAAAGACGGGCTGTATGAAAAATCAGCACTCTCCGCAATAACCCTATTTCCTCTTTTAATCTGTAAAATCATTGGTCTTTAAAGCGTTGGTTGGTCAATACTGAAATTTAACGAAAATGTATAGGCGGACACAAGTCGGTCCGGGTTCTGCAAGTCCTGAACGTCCTGATAACTCAACTTTGCGCCTGTTTCAAAACCCGTGCATCTTATCACCTGCTTTGCCGATTCTCCCCATATATCATTCCATATAGAGAAAGAGGATGAACCGTATGGCGTACCAGGAGTGGCAGGTATCACATTGGTTATATATGAATAGAACGAACGGATATTCGTCTTTACCGTTTCCACATCTCCCAAAGCGGCAAATGTTATGCTTCCTTCCGTTGGCTGGTAAACAGGCGTGACAGGTTCGTACACCTTCTGACCGTTCTTGTCATACCATTTTTCGGCATAGGCTTCCTTTCTTGTCGGCAAATCCCATAACCCCTTGCTTTCAAGTATATACAGCCTGTATGTGGCATACAAATCCTTTGCTGTATCGCTTCCTTTCTTTATAAAATATTTAGATATAGCCATTCGTGTACATTGTTTATTAGTGCAAAAATAGCAAAAATAGTCTTAGAAACCATCTAGTTTTAAAAAATAATTCATTATATTTGCATCACAATAGGTGCTTTGGATGAGTGGTTTAGTCAACGGTCTGCAAAACCGACAACAGCGGTTCGATTCCGCTAAGCACCTCAAGTGATTGGATTTTTTGTTCATAATCAAACTGGAACGCCCTGCCAACTGTGAAGCTAGCAGGGCGTTTGTTTTTAGTCAATTATAACCTTTATCGCATTTCCGCCTGACCTTGGGGCAATGGAAACGACACTTAGGAGTGCTGTCTTTATCGCCATAGTTGCGGCAAGCTGCTGGGTGAGAACCTCCAACTGTGACTGCTGTATGGCTGTCATGTTCGTTCCTCCCGTTCCTGCCGAACCACCGTTTAACGATACCAACTGACGGAGAAGATCGCTTTGTACAACCATTTCGTATCTCATTCCGTTAAGATAACCCAATGCCTGGTTGAACGTATTCTCGTCAACTCCTGCAATGGCATTGGACAGACCTTCCGCATTTTCCTCTGTTTCGGTAAGCATTCCGCCAAGGGCGTTGTTTATCTCATTGACTACACCTCCGGCTTCCGCAAAGGCTGATTCCAATGAACCCATTACATTTCCTAGTATTATAAGTTCATCCTTATCTATCTTGTTGTCTGCAAACATACCACCTTTACCGTCTGCTCCGAACAATGTAGTCTGTACCTGTTGCATTGCCTTTTCTATGTACTGTTGCTGTACCCAGCTTTTGACAACATCCCTCATAACGTCCGCTACGGTATTCTTGTACGCCTTAGCTGCATCTTCCCCTTTCAGCCATGCTTCAACAAGAGCGTCACCTATCTGACTAGCCCAGCCTTTCAAGTCAATACTATACAACTCACTGGCAAGTGTTTCTGTATAATATCTTATCTCGTACTCTAATTCTTTTATGGTCTGTTTGTAATCTTCTACCTTTTCCCTGTCAGTTTTTTTCTTGTCCTCTTCGGCAGCTAGAATTTCTTTTTGAATTTGCAACTGTTCTTTCAGATTTGATACCTGCTTGGATGTAACCTCATCAAGTTTTGCCGGGTCTATAATGTGCTCAAATTCCTTTTCAAGCATATTATAGATATTGGTAAGTTTCTTTGATTCAAATTCAAGATTCTCTATATGCTTTTGAAGTCTTTTGTCATGCTGTCTGTTAAATGTAGCGATAACATCAAGCGGCATGGATATAGCCGAACCTATCGCACCAAATAAATCACCGCTTTTGAATGAATCCCATGATTTCTTTACTCCCTCATTCATAACGCCCATAGCTTCCGAGAACTGGTTCATCTCACGCATGAAACCGCTATCGGTATCCTTACCCATAGAATCCATAAGGTTGGACACGGATGCTATTATCTGTTGTATGGCTTTTATGGCATTGTATATATTGGTTATGATAAAGTCGATAAGATTCACCGTCTGCAAAGCGTTCTGTGCCGCAGCCATCATTCCTTTACCAGTCTTGACAGCTTCCTGTCCGCTCTTGTATCTTGATTCGGCTTCCGACTTGGCACTCAAAGCGGCATTGGCGGCTTCTTTATCACCATTCTTCATTGCGTCCTCGTATGCCTTGGAAGCGTTTTTGATGTCAGCCATAGCCTGTTGCATATCATTCATACCTGCTATCATCTTTGACTTTCCTGCATCATAACGCTTGTTATACAGACCGTCAAGACCTTCCTTCATGTACGTCTGAAAGTCAGACTGGTTGTTCTTCATCATCTTCTCTATCTGCTTGTCCACACGTTCAAGTTCCTTCATGTATTCCTTTGCGCTGATAGCACCAGACCTGAATGCACTGTTGAGCATTTCCCTTACCTTGTCGGCAACGGTATTTGCAGCCTCCATAGACATCGCTTCAACAGCACCGAAGAAATTCTGATAGTCTGTGGTCAGCTTGAACAAGTCCATTTCTTCACTTTTCTGCAACGCGGAAATTAAGGATGCGTTTTCCATCCCCTTTGCTCCTTCAATCTTTTTACGGTACTTCTCTCTGATGATATCAACCTGAGTATAGTAGTCACCGTATTCTGCAAGGTCATTAGCATACTGCTTTGCCATCTCACCAAAGTAGCCTTTCCATGCATCAATCATTCCTTGGATAACCTCTTTCTGATCTTCTCCGATATTCTTATTCCCCTTAATTGCTTCCTGTATCTGATTTATATACTGGTTCATTGAGGTGAATGAAGATGTATCGGGCACAACAGAAACGCCAAGGTCAAGATTCATTCCTGCCAATGCGGATTGCAGATTGTTATATATGCCTGCTGCAAAACTTTCAGCCATAGTAGATGTGTCACCGCTAAACTGAACGGCAAGATCTAAGGCAAGTTCGGAATCACCTGTTATTCCAAGTATGTCACTGTAAAAGTCATACTTGTTCTTGTATCTGTCAAACTCATCCGTAATCCTCTTCATCACCTTCTTGGCTGCATCAACATAAATTTCAGAGGACAATTCGGCTGCTTTCCTTGCATTTTTAACAGCATCCTGTGGAACACGTGTTTCCAATTCCTTTGCAGCCTTGTTGTAATTGTCAACAATAGCCTGTTTGTCATATACAAGGTCTACGCCAAGTTTTAACGCCTGTGAACCGTAGATGGATTCAATCTGCTTTTTGGCTTCTTCCTTACCTATGTTAATGCTCAAATCCTTGAACTTGGAATAGGCGGATTCAAGCAATGACAACCTGTTTTTCCAAAGGTCAGCAAGAGGATCTCTTTTTTGTGCTTCCTTTTTCTGCTTTTCCAGTTCAAGGTTGAATTGTTTTGCTGTTCCCGTAGCCTTTGACATCGCTTCGTTGGCAGCGTTAAACTCGCTTATTATTTGCCTTAATGTTTCAAGTTCTTCAGGGTCTACCAATCCTGTCAGTTCGTATTTATCCCCTACTTTTTTCAGTTTACCCTCTTTGGAAAATTTGTCAATAGTTCTCTGATAGTTTTCTATTGTACTTTTTGAATCCTTATATTCCTTTTTTACGGCATTAAAGAAATCTTCTACAGTCTTTATATCTGACGTTTTGATTGTTATAGTCCACGCTTTTCCTGTAATCTCGTCAAGAGATTTCTTCCATCCTGTCAATCCTGCTTGGGCTTCCCTATCATCAAGTTCAAATTGAATACGCCATCTTTCTTTTGCTAGTTCGTTTAATTTCTTTCTAGCATTTTCCCCTAATTCATTAGCTACTGCAAATTCATCAAGATGTATCTTTAATTGTTTCTGTTGCTCATCAGTAAGGTTTTTTACATCTATATTACCAAATACATCTTTAAGTTTTTTCTCAGTATATTTTGCAAATAAATTAAATGATGATTCAAGTTTTTTTACTTCATCCGTAATGCCCATCCTCAATTTCTCATACTCCTTCAACAATTCCTCACTGTCAAAATGGGTTTTGTTCTTGAATATTTCAAATGTCCGTGCATCTCCTGACGTTTCAGCCAAAGAACGTATCTTCTCTACAATAGTAGCCGCCGAAGCCCCTTTGTTTATCAGTTCGGTAAGTTCGTTTCTCCATTCCTTAGTACCCTTACCCATATTTATAATCTCCTTGGATGCCTGTACTATCTGCCCACGAAACTCTTCTATATCCTTACTTGCCGAAGTGAGTTTTACAGACGATTTCTCGTAATCTTTAAGCATATCAGAGAATGAATCGCCAAATACGCCCGTAGATGTTGCCTTATCCGCCTTGAACATTATATCCGCATTTTCAGCAGCACGTTTATAAACCTGCTCTAGTTCCGATGCTGACTTTTGCAGATATTCCACACGAGATCTCTGATCATCTATTTTCTTACTGTTTTGTACTATATATTGCCCCATATTGCCATATTTAGACAATATTCCAGTCAGTGTTTCTTCATACGTCTGCAACTGTTTCGTGTCAAGCTGTTCAAGGTTTTCCGGGGTGAGTTTATCGAAGTTTATCTTGTCAAGGTCTTTTTGCAAATCACTGTATGATTCACGGAAAGACTTTGCACTATCCTTTATCTTCTGATTGAACTCTTCCGAACGTGCAGACATAATATGAAACGCTTCCGCTACAAGTCCTGCAACAGTAAGTATCGTCATGAGCGGATTAGCCTTTATCGTAAGCCACAATGTTTTCAATGAATTTGTCAAACCGAATGTTGCCAGTTTGAATCTGTTCATCAACATTGTCGTTTTTGTCATAGACAACATTCTTGCAGCTTCCGCACCTGTCAGTTTAAGTTCGGTGACAAGAAGATGCCGTTCAGCCTGTGTCAGCATATTCGTGGCAAGAATACGTTTTGCCATCTCTGCTGACATCTTTCCCGAATTAACGGCAGCAACTATCTCTACGGCAGACAGTTTTGACGCTGTCGCTATCTTCCACCTCTCGGCAGTAGTGAGCGTTCTGTACATTGCAGCCTGTTTAAGCAACTGGGCTTCCCGTAATTTCTCAGCCTTAATAGCATTAGTTGTTGCGACAACTTCTTTTCCTAGCATGGCTGTTCTAGCCAACTGCAATCCTTTCAATGCGGCATATCCTACAGCAACACCCTCTATTGCTTTGGAGAAATATCTCCAGTTGTTCATCGCATCGGTTATGCTTCCAACAATTCCTTTCAGAACGGAATCATTCGCCTCGCCTATGTCATTCATCATAATCTTGTATGAATCGGCAAGGTTACTTACCATACCTTTCAAAGATGCAGCTTGTATTTCCTGCATTTTGTAGAACATACCACCATCTTCCGTCATTGTGGTAAACATCTCCCGAATATACTCAAAAGGAATCTGACGTGTTGATATGGCGTTGAACACATCATCAGTAGTTTGAGCCACGCCTCTTACTTCTTCCAGTTTTTTTCTTAATGCGTCCAATGCAGGAATACCAGCTTCTGTCAACTGACGTAATTCCTGTCCCCTTAACACACCTGCGCTTCTTATCTGTCCATAAGCTAGAATAATACGCCCCATATCAACACCAAGACCTGCGGAAACGTCCGCAAGGCTTTTCATTGTACCGTACAATTCATTGACAGGTATCTGGAATGCTGCAAGCTGTTTGGTATATCCAACCAAATCACTGAACTGGAAAGGAGATATTACAGCAAGCCCCTTAATCTGACTGAATATCTGGTCAGCCCGTCTTGCATCCTGTATAATGGCACGTAAAGATACCTGTTGCAGCTCGAACTCCCCACGAATGGAAACAAGTTCCTGAAACATATCTCTGAAAAAGTAGAATCCGGCATAAGTCTTTATCGTATTGACAAACTCACGCATCATTCTGCTCTGCTTTGTCAGTTCCTCGGTAAATTCCTTTGAACTTGCGGCATTTTTCTGATTGGTCTGCTGCATCTTTGTTCCATAGGATGTGGCTTCGTTTACAAACTTGTTGTGTTCCTGTATCTTCCTGTTGAGAAGAGTAAGGGTACGGTTATAGTTTGCATCAGTCGTATTAAGCGCATTACGTCTGTTTGTCAATTCAGAAATAAGATTGTTAGCCTGATTGATAGACGTAGGATTGATATTAAGCAATTCATTTGTTGATGTTTTTCTTAAAGATGATTGCAACTTTTCCAGCCTGCCTTGCAATTTCTGAATAAGAGCGTCAGCCTTTGTTATCTGATTGCTGTTCAAAGGAATATCAACCTTAAATTTATTCAATAGTTCAAGGCGTTTTTGTATGGCAGCAATTTTCTTGTTCAAGTCCTCAGCACTTCCCTCCGGCATACCAAGGGCAAGTCCAGACTGACCAGAAAGGTATTGTAGATACTTCTGATTGGTCTGCTGCATCTTTTTATTCGCCTGTTCCTGCTTTGATGCTTGTCTATCCATCTCTTTTGTCCGTGCAATCTCCATCTCGTATTGCTGGCGTAGAAGGTTAAGTTCTCTCTCATCGGAAATGGACAATTTGGGCGCACTGTTAGCAGTAAGGGAATATGCGGTTTTCAATCTGTTCAATTCAGCGACAAGATCATCTATCACTTTCTTCTGACTTTCAAGATTGGCTTTTCTTGTAGCCATCCCCTTATCCCCACCTGCATTGCCTAGGTTACGGTAAGTCTTTTCCAGTTTGTCATACTCTCTTGTCGCTTCGACAATCTTGTTTGACAACCCTTCCATCTGAACAAGTATATCCATTTTCTTGTTCGACTTCCCTTTCCCTACCTTGGACGCGTTTTTATTAGCTTCATTTATCTTTTTTACAACTTCGCTAAGTTCTGCATTCATTTTGCCTATATCGGTCAACATAGGCTTGAAGGACATCTCCTGGTTAAAAGTGTCCTGCAACTTCTTCTGTATATCCTTTATCTGTTTGTCAAGACCGGAATCATCTAGCCCTATCTTGAATTTTAATGCTCCTAAATCAATATCAGCCATGATATATAATTATTAATGGTATTAAGGAATAAATTGACACCATTATAAATGGTTATACTTGTTCTTAACATTAGCTATTTTTAGCGGTATGGCTGGTACATTGCTTAATGCATCTGGTTTCTTTGATTACCGCGTATCCATCGGCCCTTGGTTCCGTAG